TCAGACGATCACGCCCTGGCTGCGCAGGTAGTCGTCATAGCTGCCGCTGAAGTCGGTCACGCCGTTCTCGCCCAGCTCGATGATGCGGGTAGCCAGCGAGGAAACGAATTCGCGGTCGTGGCTGACGAAGATCAGCGTGCCCGGATAGTTGTCCAGCGCCAGGTTCAGCGCCTCGATGGACTCCATGTCCAGGTGGTTGGTCGGCTCGTCCATCACCAGCACGTTGGGGCGCTTGAGGATCAGCCGGCCGAACAGCATGCGGCCCTGCTCACCGCCGGAGATCACTTTCACCGACTTCTTGATCTCGTCGTTGGAGAACAGCATGCGGCCGAGGGTGCCGCGCACCAGTTGTTCGCCGCCCTGGGTCCACTGGGCCATCCAGTCGAACAGGCTCATGTCGTCGGCGAAGTCGTCGGCATGGTCCTGGGCGAAATAGCCGACGTCGGCGCTGTCGGTCCATTTCACCTCGCCGCCGTCCACCGGCAGGTCGCCGACCAGGCAGCGCAACAGGGTGGTCTTGCCGATGCCGTTGGGGCCGATGATGGCGACGCGCTCGCCGGCCTCGACCTGCAGGCTCAGGCCCTTGAACAGCGGCTTGCCGTCATAGCCCTTGCTGATGTTTTCCACGGTCACCGCCTGGCGGTGCAGCTTCTTGTATTGCTCGAAGCGGATGAACGGGCTGACCCGGCTGGACGGCTTGACCTCTTCCAACTGGATCTTGTCGATCTGCCGGGCGCGGCTGGTGGCCTGCTTGGCCTTGGAGGCGTTGGCCGAGAAGCGGCTGACGAAGGATTGCAGCTCGGCGATCTGCGCCTTCTTCTTGGCGTTGTCCGACAGCAGGCGCTCGCGGGCCTGTTCGGCGGCGGTCATGTACTCGTCGTAGTTGCCCGGGAACAGGCGCAGCTCGCCGTAGTCCAGGTCGGCCATGTGGGTGCAGACGCTGTTCAGGAAGTGGCGATCGTGGGAAATGATGATCATGGTGCTGTTGCGCGCGGTGAGCACGCCTTCCAGCCAGCGGATGGTGTTGATGTCCAGGTGGTTGGTCGGTTCGTCGAGCAGCAGCACGTCCGGGTCCGAGAACAGCGCCTGGGCCAGCAGTACGCGCAGCTTCCAGCCGGGAGCGACGGCGCTCATCGGGCCGAAGTGCTGCTCCAGCGGGATGCCCAGGCCGAGCAGCAGCTCGCCGGCGCGGGACTCGGCGGTGTAGCCGTCGAACTCGGCGAACTGGACTTCCAGCTCGGCCACCGCCATGCCATCTGCCTCGCTCATTTCCGGCAGGGAGTAGATGCGGTCGCGTTCGGCCTTCACCGCCCAGAGTTCCTCGTGGCCCATGATCACCGTATCGATGACGCTGAAGTCCTCGTAGGCGAACTGGTCCTGGCGCAGCTTGCCCAGGCGCACGTTGGGTTCCAGCATGACCTGGCCGGCGCTCGGCTCCAGGTCGTTGCCGAGGATCTTCATGAAGGTCGACTTGCCGCAACCGTTGGCGCCGATCAGGCCGTAGCGGTTGCCGTTGCCGAACTTGACGGAAACGTTCTCGAACAGCGGCTTGGCGCCGAACTGCATGGTGATGTTAGCTGTAGATATCAAGGCATTGTCCTGCGGGGCTTTGCGGGATGGTTACGCGCCTTCCTCTGCTTCCTGTACCAATTCCGTACCAGTTTTAATCCTGGTCTGTAGCTTCTCCAACTCGCTCCAATCCGAGGCGGAGTTCAGCCACTTGGCATAGGTCGATAGCAGCATCTGCACGCTGTGGCCTAGCTGTCCAGCGATAAACGCAGGGTTCATGCCAGCCATCAGGCACATGGTCGCGTATGTGTGGCGGGTGTCGTACTGCCGGCGCCTTCTGATGGATAGAGCATCAAGCGCGGCGTGGAAGTGCTTTATGGTAACACTTGGCTCCTTGATCCACAGCCCGCCTTTGCTGGGCGGGAATACGAACGGGCTGACCGCGAACTCCGAGACGGATGCGACGCGCTTTAGGCGCGCAATCCGCTTGGCCTCTGCCAGGGCATTTAAGGCACGATCATTGAGCAGCACGTCGCGCTCATGCTTGGTCTTTACTCGCTCCTCGATCCCGCGATCTATGACGATCCGGCATACATGGATGCGTCTGGCCTCTTCGTCTACCTCATCCCATCGAAGGGCGAACGCCTCTCCAGGCCGAAGACCAGTGAAGAACAGGAATTCGTACAGTGCGGCGTATATCCTTGAGTACTTCCCAAGGGTCGCGTACAGGTGCTGGATGATGCGTTCTGCCTCGTCCCTGGTGAATGGATCTACCAGCTTCTTAGACACCCGGGGCTTCTCAAGGGGAGCCATCGGGTTCTTCTTGATCAGACCGTCCTTCACAGCGGAATCCAGGATCGTCGACAGCTTGAACATCGCGTTTCGCTTCACGCCTGGCGACGTCCACTCGATGCTGCTAATGATTCGGCGCAAGAGGGTAGGGGTGATCTGATCAAGCCGGGCTACTGCTAGATGCGGCATCCAGTATTGGTTGAGGATGCTCTTGTAGTTCTTCCGTGTCCCAAGCACGATTTCGCGGCTGTCTAGCCAGAGTTGAGCATGCTCACCGAACAGAGGGATTTGGCTGCTGACCGATTCCGCAATCGCAGACCCGGGGAAGAACTCTGCATACTTGGCTTCATCCATGATGCCCAGCTTGATTGCCTGGACTACCTGATCTCTAAGACCGGATGCAGTCTTAATCCCTTTTTGCGTCGCGGGATAGGGGAGTGTCTCGCACTTCCTTGTTCCGTTCCACATGAAGCGGATACGGATAGAGTTGCCGATGACTTCCACCCCGGTGGGCATACCCAAAGGCTTTCGAGCCATTCGTCGTATCTCCGTCGACTGTAGATTATTTTCCCGTTGACCTTGTTCCAGACGCCTTCTGGAATCTGTCCCTTTGACCGTCTGGTTTGTAGGGCGCGGTAGGTTATCCCAAGCAGCGCCGCCATGACCTGTTCGGGCACCTTGTCTTCGTACTCGATTTGCTCTGCGGTACTCATAGGCAATACCTCTCCGCCCCAGCTATTGCCGGGGAGGGCATGATGGTAGGATTTAGACGCCCAGCCGGGTTAGCTCAGGGAGAGCTAGTGGCGCCCGGCTGGGTTACTTGATTTCGCCGTTGAACGGGATAAGGAGTTCCCGGAATGCGATCATCTCTGGGACGGTTACGCCGTATCCGAGCAGTTCTCCGTTCTCCCTGATGAACATGTGAGCGGCGATGCGTAGTCTCAGCTTTTCCAGGGCATGAAGCCTTCCGATGTGGTCGAGGCTCATGCCTTGTCTGACTGATGGCGCCGGATCGAATAAATCCACCACCAGTTGGCATCCATCCCAAGCAGCCTGGGTTTGGCTGTTCGAATATCGGATGTCGCCCTGGCTGTCCACGTAGGCGGACAGGTCGAATATGCCGGCCATTCGTTTCTCGAATACCTCCCGCATTTCGCTCACTCCCCACCTCCTTCCTTCCTGGCCTTTAGCATGGCATCGGCGTATCGATAGGCGGCCTCTGTTACGTCAAAGAGAGGTCGGCTGTGAGGCTTTGTCGCGTTAGTCTCCACATACGTCGGATGAAGAAAAGCCTGCATGGCCTTTGCCGCGAAGTAATCGCGCAGGGTCATTCCAGCTTCGGACGTGTACATCGATTCTGACGGAAACGCTTGTCCACCGTCATCTTTATTCATTCCCACCTCCCATAGACTTTCCGATCTCGGCTGCGGCGCGGACGATGGCTAGTCGAATGCACGTGTCCTGATAGAAGACATCGTTTTCAGCAGTTCTAAACATGACTGTCGGATTGCTCTTTGGGCTATGGATCTCCAGATTAAGCAGAACTGCCAGCCTCAGCGCGTCGCCGTCGTCGGTAAGCGGGTTCCAAGGCTTGCGATGATGGGTTCCAAAAACATCTTCCTGCCCTGTTTGCATCCTGTTACCACCGACTTGTCGCCATTGGTTTACTCGGAACCAGCGTGCCTTGATCCCCGCCGCCCTCGCCGCCAGTTCCAGTAGTTCGCGGTCGTTCATTGCGTTGCTCCTTCTATGGCTGCGTCGATTTCAGCGTCCAGGTCCTCCAGATTCAGGACTATGTTTTCCGGGGTCATCCCTGCGAATACCCCGCCGCGGCTGATCGTTTCCAGGTCGCGCTCCCGCAGCCACCGATACCGAGCAGCATCCTTCGCCATGCGCCTAATCTGCTCGGGAATGCTGACATTGCCGCCGTCTGGAGGGTCCATGTAGTAGGTGCCGGGGGGGGCGCTTGCGCATTGACTAAGCTCTTCCTCCAGCCGCTCCACTTCGTCAATCAGACCGAGGATGGCTTGTGGGTTGGCGGCGGCGATCCATTGACCAAGCTCATCATCATGCTCGTCGAACGCCGAGTAATCGCTGATGCGTACGTCGATGAAGTCGCTGTATTCGCCGTCTTCGCCCACAGCTCCAACCGTCACGGCTGAAGCGCTGTGCCTGTGGCTCTCCCAGGGCTGCTGATAGGCCGGAGCCAGTTTCTCCGCCAGCTCCTTCAGCTTGTTGGTGTCGGTCATGGCTTGTCTCCTTCCAGGGCTGCTCCGATGATCCTTTCGATCTCGTCGCAGTGTTCGTAGATGTCATTCGGGTGGCTGCCGTTTTTCAAGCCGCTGACCATGTTCACGAGGTCGCGGGTAAGTGGGCGTATATTCCCGTCGACTTCGGCTTCCACGGCCTGTAGCGCTCCCCGCAGCGCATCGTTCTCCGCCTTGATCCGCTCTTTCTCTTTCGACCAGTCAAGCCATGCGTCAATGTCGTAGTCGCCTTTCATGCCTTGACGCAGCCTGTCGTTCTCCGCCTTGAGCCTGTCTATCTCGTCCAGCAGGGCGAGGACGGTCTTGGGGGTGGCGGCGGAATCGAACAAATCCCAAGCAGCGGAGATCGGCTCATCCTCGCTCCGCTCAATTCGGATCACGTCCTCAGCAAGCCTCCGCAGCTCTGCGTGGTCGGTCATGCGTGCGTGCCTCGAAGTCCAGTTGCTACCCAGTAGGGTGTGCCGTTGCATTCAACGAGGCCCTTGCGCTTTAGCCTATTCAAAGCCTTGCTGATGGTCGGCCTGTCTTCGCCGATGGCGTGACGCATAGCCCATGCAGTAGAGCCCTGAATTTTGCGGAGATGCTCAAGCACTTTGTCGTCGATAGGATGGTCAGCCATTCACTTCACCTCGATTCCGGCTTGCTGGAGGGCTTCTTTCACGTGCTCAAGGCAGTCGTTGAAGCCGGAAGACCTTGGGTTCTCATCGTCTCCGGTCCAGTTCAACGGATCGCGACGATCCGGCAACACCACCCTCAGAGCCGCGCGGCTGGCTTTCCAGGCTTCCCATGCAAGCTCTGTGTCAGCCATGATGTAGCAGCCAGCAGGAACTCGGCGTCCACCGAAGAACATCATCGCCTCGGGCGCTTTCGTGATAGAGACGCATCGGTTAGTCGCCCACGCTTCAAACTCTTCTCTCATGTCAGGCACGGTCAGGACTCCCTTTCGTTTCAGCAAGCAGCGCGTCAATCCGCGCCCTGTCTTCTTTGTTTACACCCTGGCTCATGTGCGCCATTAGCCAGAACAGATCGAGAGGTACTGGAACTGCTTGGCGACGATTCCACTTATGTTTTGCGGTGCGCGCGGCGCTATCACACATTTCGGCTCCGCAGCCGCAACATTTTATTTTTCGGAGATAGGTTCCATTCCCTACGCACTGAGAAATTTCTTTGGTTTCTTCAGTCCCGCAGAACGGGCACGCCTTCAACTCTTGCTCCATCTGCTCAACTCCTGTCCTTTCAACTCGGTCTGCCTGTAGAGTTCCTGCATATCCCCGACGACCCGGAAGATTCCCAGGACGAAGAGAACGATGACTATCACTGCCAATATGGTTTCGTTGTCGTTGTCCACGGTTGGTCCTCCGGGGTCGGATGCTTTGGTTTGGGGTGGCGGGCTCGTGGGCCCAAATCGGCCAGTTTTTGTTCTGAAACCCAGCAGGAACGCGGGTCTCAGCCGGGCCAAGGGTGGCGGTGTCGATGCCGTGATTCCGGCATCGGCATCAGTCGCCCGCCGCTTTGGCGATCAGGTGCATGAGCATTTCGCGCAGCACCTCGCGGTCCAGCACTTCGCGAGACCGCGCATACTCGTCTGCCTGGCTCAGGATCGCGTCTATCTCGATGTTGAACATCGGCGAGAGAACGTCTGGCTCACACTGTTCGAGCAGCAACTGGATTGCTCGGGTCGGGTGCGCCATCGTGATCCCGAGCCAGTTGTAGGCCGAGGCAGTGCGGTAGTAGCGGAGGCCGGCGATCTCATGCCGGCGCGGCGGGCGGAAGGGTTTCGTGCGCATATTCAATCCGGGTAGTGGGTAGCCCATTATCCGAATTGCTGTATATGCGTACAGTGGTTGGCGATGGGTGGCTATGCCTGCTGGTGCCCGATCTTCTCGAAGTAGAAGACGACAGGCGCCCCGGTCTCGCGGATGAGTCCGTAGGACTTGGCCAGTCGGTAGATCGGATGATATGCGTTCAGGCTGTTGACGTGCCCAGCCAGCCATTCACGCCATACCTCAAGCGTCATGCTCCCTTTGCTGATGTTGCACGGCGGACAAGAAGGCATCATGTTTTCCATGCAATGGTTCTCTGGGTGCAGCGCGTCTCTTCCTGTGACATAGCTGCTCACCCCACGCTTCACCGCCTCGTAGTGATCAGCATGCCAGCGCTCTGGAAGGTCGACACCGCAATATGCGCACCGCCCTCCAAACTTATCCCGAAGCTCAGCGCGCTGCTTCTTCGTAAGCTTCATGGCTTCCCTCCCTCCTGCTCGCTCAGCAGGGCGCGGAGTTCCAGGAACAGGCGAGCGTCATCGTTCACCGGCTGAGTCTCTGGCGGGTATGTTTGATCGAACTCCGCTCGAAGATCGAGTTGAGACCTGATTCGCTCCAGAAACTCCCGCGGAACCACCACATGGCCCACGGGAATGGCGTAGAGCGGAACCTTGAACGATCCATCATCTCGCTCTTGAATCGAGCGGTCTGCACGATCTTCTAGTTCCACAACCTTGTCGCACCATGTGCGGCTACCCGTGATTTTCCAGGCTTCAGGCTTCATCTCGATCATCCTCCTTCCCCTCGCCGAGCAGGGCTCTCAGCTCTTCCGCTTCCTTCGAACATTCCTCGCCGCTCAGGATTTTCCGCAAAAGCCCCTCGCTCACCACCTTGCCGTTGAGGCGCGGAGCCGCATCGAGAGCCGCCTGCCACAGCCATTCAAACTGTGCGCCGTGATGACAGCCACCGGCATAGGCCTTGTCGTCCTCCTTGTTGATGGCAATGAACATCTCCCGCGTTGGCTCAACCGGCACAAGCGCGTACCCATCCGGCACAACAGCCACCCTTGCGCGCAGTTCCGCTAGTTCAGCGCGAAGTTCCTCGATCTCCATTTCCATGCCACCGCATTGCTGGCGAGCAGCATCTCCCTTTTCTGCTGCGTCCTCAGCCATGGCCAGCTTGGCGGAGAGGGCGTCGTAGTCGCTCGTCGCAACATATTCACCGGAATCATGGAACTCAGGCAGGCCGTTTCGGCCAATGATGTACCGCTTCACCTCACTCATGACCTACCTCCTTGCTGACCGACTTGTTCCAGGCATCTACCAGGCCCTCGCCGGTGAATGCCTGAACTGAGTGGTTGCACTTCGGGCAGTGCAAAGAGAGGTATCCCTCTTTATGCCTGATCCCAGCCAGGGATCCGTCGTAGCCACATTTGCAGGGTTTCAACGTATCCATCACACCCCCTCCTTGCCGGGCTCGGCGGCGCACAGAGCGCGCAGTTCCTCGGCCCGCGCCTTCGCCTCCTTTTCACTGTTGAAAACGTCGCGGCACTCCATCATCTGCTGGCTGCCTAGCCGAACCGGGACTACTTGAAGATCAATAGTTACGCCGTACAGGATCATCACTCACCTCCTTGCGCCGGAGCGGCGGCGAGCAGCTCGGCCAGCGATATCTCTGGAGCCTTGCACTGGCCTGCGTCAGCAACAGCCATCGCTAGCGCGCGGTCGTCGACGAATTCTGAATTGCGGAATCGAGCCACCGTCTTCTGCATCTCGTCCACCTGTTCCTGCGTCCAGATTCCGCACTCGACGAGCATCCACCCCTCCGGCACGCTGTGCTGAGCCTGGGCTACAGGGGCGCCGCCCAGCGCGGCTTGAACGGCCATCTCCTCATCTACGGTGCTGAATTGCATCAGGCCGTTGGCGCTCAGTTTGCGCAGAAGCATCTCCAGTTCCGCCACTCTGGCCAGGGCGGCGTCGCGCTCGGATCGCAGCCTCCAGCGGTCTCCATCGCTCTCGTCGAGCGCTTCGATCAGCTTCGCATTCTCAGCCCGCAGCTCCCCGACGATGCGGTCACACTCGGCGACCGTCGTCAGCGCTTCAGGGTTTTTCAAGCCATAGTCTTGCTCGTAGACCATGCCCGACTCTTTGCTGCGATACCCGACCACCTCCGGCCGCTCCGCCTCTGCCTGCTCAGGTCTGAGCGCATCGGCAGGCGCTTCGTTGAACGCTTCCGCATGCGGGGCGAGGTTGAGTGGGTCGAGTTGCTCGCGAAACGCCTGGAGCCGCTCGATGCGCTCCGCCTCTTTCTCCGGAGTGGACTCGAACTCGTACAGCCGCTGGGCGGCTTCGACTACCAGCCGCGACGACACGCCAGCGCTGAAGCGGACGCCACCGACCTTGGCTGGATGTTCCAGCTTGGGCCAATGGTTGAATGCTCGGCGGGCGAGGGCAATGTCGCATACCGCAGCCGGAACAGGCTGGCTGTCCTCGCCCTCGAGTTCGTTGGCCAGCCACTCTTCGAAGCTGGCTTCATACTGAGACTGGGAGGGTTGCGCCAGGGCGGCGCGGGCTTGCCACCCCTCCCATGCATCATTGGTGAACTTGGCGTCCCAGTTCACGGCGACGTGCTCCGGCATGCCGCAGTGCTTGCGCACGAAGAGTTCAAACGCCGCGCGCTCATCCCCGCCTGCCTGCTCTACCGCAGGATGTTTCGGGCACGGCCAGCGCAGAGACCCGTCCCCGGAAGGGCAGGTGCAAATCTTTGATTCGGTCATGGGAGCTTTCTCCAGGCCTCGGTTTCGAGGTCAGAAACGGTTATCAGTCGGCGCCGGCGCTCGATGTTCTCGAGTTGCAGGACATTGCCCAGGCTGTCGATGACGACCCAGTGAATGCCTGTTGGGAGGTGGATATATCGGGCTGGCGCGGGGGAACAGAGGGCGTTTATGCGGCGGACTGCGGGGCTTTCGTCGAATGGCATGGCTCATCCTCCGGGTAGACCCGAACGCCATCGGCGCCCTGGGACTGGTTGATCGCCATCTGCTTAACCGCTCTCGCGATGCGCAGAATGTCGTCCGGCGTCATAAGCTGGCTTTCTTCAGGCCAGCCGGTGACCGTCACACCGCAAGGGCGGTGATTCGCTGTTAGCTGGTGCATGGGGTTATTCCTGTTTGGTCAGGGATGGCAGACTTCGACGACGCGGTGATAGTCGCCACGGAAGGGCATGGCTTTGTAACCCTGATTCATGGGGTAGATTCCCCAGGACTGGCGAGAGCAGGCCGCCATCATCGCCGCGTACTTGATGACCTCGATGACATCTTTTTTGATGTACATGGCATGGCCCTCACGCACCCATCGCCGATTTGATCTGCGCTGAGTGGCTGCGGCTGACGGGTATCCAGTTCTCGGTTCCGAGCAGTAGTACCTCGCCGGCTTGGCTGTCATCAGGTCGGGTTTTGAACATGCTGATCAGCGAGCGTCGGACCAGGGCTTTCCGGTGGGCGCGGATGAACTCGTCGGCGAACTCAGTCTCCAGAGCCTTAAGCGTTTCGTTCAAGACAAGTACGCCATCCGGGTAGTACGCGATGACGTACTTGTCTTCGGCGAAGAAGTGGGTGATCTGCGAGACGGAGATTTCCTTGGAGTGCTTGCCGCAGGTGGCTTTGAGCACGGTTCTCATGCTGCCATCCTCCCGCGCATGTCGGCTTCCAGTTCGGCGAGCTCTTCCAGGAATGCCTTCACCTCGGATTCCATCTCGCGAATGCGCGCCTCGTCCCTGTGGTAGCGGAAGCACACGTACTGCAATTCATCAGGCAGACGGTCGTCGAAGCTCACGAAGTCGACCCACTCGCGGCCGCTGCATGACATTTGGGCGAGCATCTGCCACTCGTACTGTGGGTCGTGCTTGCCCGACTGCATCGTGTAGATGTGGGTTGCGGTAGACGGGCATTTAATCTCGACGAGCCCATGCTCCCCCGCGAGGCCATCTGGCGACACACCAAATCCATCGATTCGCGGATGGATGATCAGGCCTGTTTCGATCGTCATTACGCCTGCATTGAACTCGTAGGCCGAGCGAGCAATCGGCTCCAGGTCGGTACCACGCTGCATTGCGGCGCTGGTGAATCCTTCCTCGCGCTTGCCGGTCAGGCGCTCGCACAGGAGCTGCATCATGTAGTTCTGGCGGGTAGCAGAAGGGGCGCCACTGCGCCCCTTTGCCATCACATCCTTGACCTTGCTGGCCGTCACCCGCCCCAGGCGCTGTGCGAACCATTCATCACTACGCTGCTCGATCATCGCCGGTCTCCTCGAATTCAACGTCGATAGGTGCCTCCAGCAGTTCTTTCTTCCGCTGGTCTTTCGCAACTGTCAGTTGGTCACGTGCACCCTTGGACTTGTAGGCTTTCCAGGCATTGCTGAATGCTGCCTGCAAGTCTTCCATTGTTGGGGAGTCCTTGATCAGGCAGACTGCCTCGCTGACGTCCTCGTACTGTTCTGCGGGAGTGACGTCTCGTTCAACGATCCGCTCGGCCTCGTCCTGGTCGTAGATGCCGGCGAACCCGAACGCGAGGCGGGCGCACTGAATCATGGCCTTGTGGCGAAGCATCCGGCGCGGATGGGACTGCCAAGGCTGGGTGTTCCGCTTGCACTCGGCCATGTACTCAGTCGCGCTGATGGCATGGCTGCGGTCCTTCCGATAGATCTTGCAGGTGCATTCGGTTCCCTGCTGGTCCATTGAGAATTCCATGCCATCGAACTGTGGGTTCTCGTTGATGATCCGAGCCCAGCCATCCACACCAACAACCGGCACGATGCCGTTGTTCTTGTCAGGGAAGGCGTACAACTCTTTGGTGAATGGGTTGAGCTTGTACTGATCGGCGACGATCAGCAGGGCAACCATCTGCGCGTCACTTACCTGTCCCTTAAAGCAGGTCTGTTTTAGGGTGTTGGCGACTTCTTCTGGTGTGGCTCCCATTTCGTAGCGTTGGGCGAACTTATTCAGGAGCGGCGTCAATGCTGTGCTCATGCGAACCTCAATAAATGATGGTGATATGCGGAATGCGTCGCTGGGCGATCAGGGTGATCGCCTGCTTGGCGCATTCCTCGGGCATGCCGCCGGCGATAAGAGCCGCCAGCGCCTCGTTGTTGATGGCTTTCTTGTGCGCCTTGTCGGCTTCGCGTGCAGCAGCCTCGCGTTCGATGCGGGCCTGCTCATCGGCCTGCCGTTTGCGTTCTGCCGCTGCGGCTTCTTCAGCGCGACGTTGCGCATCACGCTCTGCTTGTTCTGCGCGCTGCTTGGCTTCAATGGCTTCGCGTTCGGCGCGCTCGGCGGCAAGCTTAAGTTCAAGTTCGCGGCGCTCTGCTGCGGCCTGTGCTTCGGCTTCACGGCGTACTGCGGCATCGCGTTCTGCCTGGGCCTTGGCCTCTTCCTGACGCCGTGCCTGCTCTGCTGCTTCGCGGGCAATGCGCTCCTCGCGCTCTTTCTGCTCGCGTGCTGCTGCTTCGGCGCGCAGGCGTTCCAGTTCGGCCTGCTCGGCTTCGAACTTCTCACGGGCAACCAGGGCTTCCCGGAGAGCGATCAAAGCCTTATCTTTGGCGCGAGCAGCCTCTGCCTCGAACTCTTCCCAGGCTTCGCTGATGGCCAGGCCTTCCAGCCAAGCGATGTTGGCTTTGAGTTCAATAGAATCCAGATCGCGGCATTCCAGGCGAAGGTTTATCTTGTCGATCTCGCCCTGATGACGCGCAACCCTCGCCGCTTCAGCCTCTTCCCACTCGGTCAACGGACTGCGCACTTCGGCCTGCCAGGAATCCAACAGATCGCGCATCCGCTTACGCTCGGCATCGATCTTCTTCGGAACTTCCTTCAGCTCAGCGACCAATTCCTTGCCCACGTTGTCCAGCGCCGTCTTGGAGCGGGCTACCTTGTAGGCGATGGAAGCGATTGCCTCTCGGCCCTTGCGAGTGGTCACATCCGGCACGAAGCCGTCGATCTCTTCGCGAATCTTAGCCAGGAAAGGGTCCAGGCCATTGGCTGCCGAGTAGACGTGCAGAGCGGTTTCTTTGGCTGGTACTTCGACCAGTTGATTTTCTGCGGACATGAATGATCCTCGCCGCGCATGCGCAGCCAGTGAAGGGAGTGGTTATTGGCCGGTGGCCGTAGATTCTGCGGTGATGATGCCGCCCCAGATCGGGCCGGCGGCCAGGATGAAGAGGTACAGCAGGCCGCCGAAGAGGCTGCCTAACCAGATTGCTGTGCGGCGAGTGTTCATTCCTCGTCCTCCTCAAGCTTTGTCAGCCGAGCCAGCATTTCACTGGTTAGCTGCTCATGGTCCTCTTGGCTAAGGACAGGCATGGGCACGAACAGAACGCCCGTATTTTTGAGCACCTGGGCGGCCTCTATGGCCTTTCGGAGTAAATCGACTGGTGCGCGCTTCATAGCCCCGCTACCTCAACAAACGCCACTGCGAAGGCCAGGATGCTGCCCAAGAAAAAGGCCGCGAAGAACGTTGTCTTGGCGGCCTTGGTCAGGTCGATGGTGATGGTCATGTGGATGACTCCTGGCGGCGGTAGCCCGCTTCGTAGAGTGCTTTGGCTTGCTTGACGGTTAGCGTCTCTTCTGCGAAGCACATTTCTTCAATCGCTTTCTCCCGCTCCTCGGCGGCGATCTGCTCGGGGGTGCGGATGCGCCTGAAGTTTGCCGGGTTTCCGACGATGAATGAGTTGCCGTCCTCGGGCTGTAACCACGCATCGCCATTGGCGTAGGCCAGCACGGTTACGCGCCTCCACTCGTGATCCAAGCCGGCTTTCCATTCCACCAGCAGGCCGGTTGGCGGCAGGCCCTGGCCGTCCCAGGGCTCTTGCGGTCTAGCCTCGAATGTCGCCTCACGCTCTGCGGATACATTGCAGGAAAGCTTCCCTTGGAACCATCTGTTGGATCCTTCGCTCCAATAAAACCATTCATTCCCTTCTTTCTTCATCCAGCCTTTATTGAAACCAGGTCCACTCGGCTCCCAATGAGTCGCACCCTCCGGTGCCGTGTTCCAGTCAATGCTCATACTCGTCTCTCCCTAACCAGTCGTTCAGCGTTCTCGATAAGCGTGGATTCGAATGCGCGGAACCAGATGCGTTGGGCCAGTTCCAGGTCGCCTCGGCGGACGGCTAGGAGTAGCTGAGTCATCGGGCACTCTTTGCTGTCGACCTCGGCAAGCCACTCTGGGACGAATCCGGCAAAGCCGTAGACCGTGAAGTCAGGCCCGGAAAAGGCCCGCTGCCGCTTGTCATGGAAGGGCACGCAATCACCATCCTCGCAGTTCAGAAGCTTGCCGACTTGCTCAGTGACATACTCGCGGTCGCCGTCATCGTCATCGTCAGGCAGTCTCGCGTCATACGCTTCTTGCAACTTGCGGATGGCGTTCATGACTTCTCTCTCCGGTAGAAGCCGAGGCGATTCAGTGCAGCCTCAAGGTCAAAGTCGTCGGCGGTCTTGTCCGCCTCGCCAAGTAGCATCACGACGAACTTTTTCCCGCGATTTGGCTTGAATCCGAACGAGTAACGCTGGCCGTTATCACGGTCCCAGCAGACTTTTGTGAAACTTCCGACGAAGGTTGCGTCCCCGTCGTTCAGGTACATTTCGTTCATATCTCTGACCTCTAGGTCGCGTGCATGCGGCAGCGTTCCGACTCGCTGTCGTCATACAGGCGAAAAAATGCCCGGACTTGCCGGGCTAATGAGGGGTAGGGTGGGGATGGCCGGGTTACGGCTGCTTCTTTACCCGTGCTGTCGAGTATCCATTTCTGGTCTGGCCGAACACGCAGTAGCGCATCCCCATTGAAGGGTGGCGTCCTTGCCGGGCAGTCATTTGATCCGGCTGAAATCGACCGATTCGGAGTAGTAGCCGTTCGACTCGCCAAGCCAGCGGATCACGACGAAGCCTTTGGCTGTGGCCAGTCGGTAGAAGGTCCATGTGTAGCTTTCTACGTAATCCCCAGGCGGCGCCGGGAAGTCTTCGCTACTGACGTCCTCGGCAACCACCAACGGCTGGCCAACAAGGTCGCTTGCGTCACCCTCGATATCGTCAATCGAAACGCTCTCACAGCAGTCCTGACAGTGATACATCCGAAACAGAGAGCCGTCTTCACATTCGAAATCGACAGAACCGCTTCCAGCTTCCAATCCGGTGATCTGCTTTATGGTCTTTCCGAGAAGATCAGAAATCGAAGCGTTCTTATACATATCTCTCCTCCAGTGTGTATGCGCCAGGGCGCGGTTAGGCGGTGGCCTTGGCGATTGCGGCTCTTGCTGCTTCCCAAAGCTCTGGTGTGGTTTGCTCGCACTCAACCAGAGCTACTAGAGCATCCAGAAGCTCAGGCGCCGCAGCCATCAGGCGGGCGTTTGCTTCGACTTCGCTTCTGTCGTCAAACTGCTCGCCATGAATCATTCCGCCAACATCGCGAGCAAGGACATAAACAATACCCATATCTTTCGCAGCGCCATCTCGCTCATTGCAGGAGATCACGTTGATTTCTCCATGAAGGCGTTCGATGCCCCACGGCCCCGGCGTGTGCTTGCTCATTCTGTTCTCCTGCCTGTCAGGCGTCTTTCGGTTGAATAGGGCGACGCTTCAAACGGATCGGCAAAAACATCGTCAGAAGCAGAATTCCCCACATTGCAGCGAACTCAAAAAGGGTTGGCATGGATTCTTCTCCTTGGGGGGAATGTTTTTGTCAGCGCTCGATCCACCGAGAAGCCCCTGCGCAGCAGGGCATTGGCGATATATGCGCGGTCTTTGTGGGAGTGGCTGGCTTGTCTGAATAGGCCGAGATAGCTATTGGCGAGCGCGCGAAGTTCTTCATCAGGCGCCCCGGCGATTCGGCGATTGGCTTCTGCGACAGTTCGCTTACGGGTAGTCCGTCTCCATGGCTTGATCACGTGCCCGACGAAGTCGACACCGCGATCAACTGGCTGAAGGATCGTCTTCGCTGGGTTCAGCTTGGCGCCAAGCCTAGGAAGGAATGCTTCAACCTCGGCCAGCCATGCATTCAGCTGCTTCGGTGACTCGTGCAGGAAGAGGAAATCATCCACATAGCGGATGTAGTGTTTGGCGCGCAGCCTGTGCTTTGCGAACTGGTCCAGGTCGTTCAGGTAGATGTTCGCGAAGAACTGGCTACTCAGATTGCCTATCGGCAGCCCCAGGTGGGCAGCTTGCGCGGTCAAGCGCTTGTGCTGGGGCACTTTGTTGAAGATGCTCCTTGGGCTGCGAACCTCAAAGTCGGTACGCGGATCGTGCCAGAGAATCTGGAGCGCCAGGTTCCGCCACCAGGGATCGGCAATAAGGCGTTCCAGTTGACCGGAAAGAACCCGCTTGTCGATGGTGACGAAGAAGTTCGCCAGATCGCATTTCAGGTAGTGAGCCTGGCGGCTCCAGTTCTGCGTCACGCTCCGAACCTTGCTTTCCAGCCGCTCGGCGGCGTACAGGGTTCCTCGTCCTGGGATGCAAGCGCAGCTGTCGGCAATGAATTGCGCTTCGATGCCGGATCCGGCGTGGTTGTAGAGAAGGTGGTGGACGATGCGATCCCGAAAGTCCGCCGCCCACACTTCTCTGTGCTTCGGCCTGGTGACGACGAAGCAGATTGATCGCCCGGGAGTGTAACTTCCATCCTGAAGTTCCTCGTAGAGGTCCAGCAGGTTTTCCTCGAGGCGCTCTGCGAACTTCATCGCGCTGGCAGTGTTTCTCTTGTGCCTGCGACAGTCGTAGTAGGCCTTTACCAAATCTTCGAAAGGGAACATCGCAACACCTGATTCTGCGGACGGGGCGGACACGGAAGTCGTTGTTCTTGTCGTTGTTGTTCGTGTTGCCGTCGTTGAAGTTCGTGTTGAAGGCGTTGTTGGCGGAGTACTGCGACCTGTCTTGCTATCTACATCGCCCAGCCGATTTCTCAGCCGAGAGACTGCGCCGGACCTATTCAGTCGTTCCTGGTGGTTTCCGTTATGCGCGTGGCGGTGCCAGAGATGGCAGCGGCAAGACCAGATTCAGCGCGCAGGGATGAAGGCCTTAGCCCTCACCCAACGGGCGCGGTTGCGAACTTTCCTTTCCAGGCGTTTGCCTGTTTGCCTATAGAGGCAGTGAGTTGCATCGCGGAGGCGTGTTGCTTGAGGCTGATTATCCTTTGGTTGGCCAGAGCGCGGAGCAGGTAGTTCACCATCCAGATGCTTTCGAGCAACTGATTCAGGTGCTCCAGCTTGTTCCGCGCCATATTGGCTCGACCGATGAGTACCAGAATTTGAAGCGCTTCATCGCGAAGCTTCGAGCCGATGACCTGCTTCAGATCGCGCGGGATATTGCGCACCAAGCTAAGAGTAAGGCTGAGCAACTCTTCGGCGGTCTTGTGGATCTGCAACTCGGTGTGCATGGCCATCCCGGCCTCCTATGATCAGTCCTGTTCGAATAAATGAATTAGCGAAGCAATCTGCGGACGGGGCGGACACGGAAGTCGTAGTCCTTGTCGTCGCCGTCCGTGCTGCCGCCGCTGAAGCCCGTGCTGAAGGCGCTGCTGGCGGAGTACTGCGTGCTGCTCCAGTGCCATCCTTCTGCGAAGACCTCCGGGACGTTTGCCCAGGCGAGCATCAGTTCAGCCTGGGCCGGGAGATAGAAGTCGTTATGGCCACTGATGGTGACGCTGGCTGCGAACTCCGCCGCAGGGTGGCCGCCTTCCTCGACGAGAGCCTTGGTGTTGGCCAGGCCATCCCACTTACTAGTTGCCGAGGACTCGCTTCCGTAACCACCCCACTGAAGCTCACCATCACTTTCTGCGGAGGCGACGATCAGGTGGTAGTCAGGGTGCCCGTCACGACCGCGCATGAGGCCAGCATAGATACCGCCCTGGTCGGGCCATTCCGCGCCAATGGCGGGGATTCCATCAACTTGAGCCAAGGATGCATCCCCGGCCTCTTCGCTGATCATCTGAAGAACCACTGCGGCAAACTGCGGGTTTTCGGTGGTAAGGCTTGTGCTTCCTGCATTAACGGTGATGGTGGTCATTGGTGGCTCCTAAAGAAAAGGGCAGGCGGCCGGCGCTTCCCAGCAGGCTTCTGGTCTGACTCGTCGGTGGGTTACGGTCCCGCGAATCGCCTGCGGCGAAATGGATTGAATGAGAGAATTACTGAAGGATGAGAATCTTGCGGACGGGGCGGACACGGAAGTCGTCGCCCTTGCCGGTGCTGAGCGTGTAGCCGACGTCGAAGTCCGTGCCGAAGGCGTAGTCAGCGGAGTACTGCGAACTCGACCAATACCAGCGATCTGCGAAACCAGACAGCTCGCCTGCTTGCTTGGCGGAGAACAGAAGAGCCAGTTCCAGAATAGAGGGAATGAATACGCCTTCTCCGATCTCCATAGCTTGCTTGGCAATCGGGCTGCCAGCTTCAGCCATGGCGACCGTGTTCGAAGCTCCGTCTCGGTAGCTGACGGCGCCGTCCACGTCCTGGTCATACTCGCCCCATTCTCCAGCGAACTCGGCGCTTTTTCCGAGATCGACGTAGGCGTATTCCTTGCCATTGAGCCAATGGCGGACAAAGAAGGTTCCATCAGCCAGGGGCTGGCCGATTTCGGGAAGGTCATTCTGGTGAATCGAATCTTGAATGGTGGTCATGGTTGGTTTCCTTGTCGGGTTGTGCGTGGTGGCTGTATGGGGGAGTGGTCTAGGGCGGGGATCGAACCCGCGACCTGCATCGATGAGCGTTCGCGTTCATGACCGCTGGCGCTCGCTGCTCTACCGCTCTGAGCTACCTAGACCACTCTCCGATACAGCCTGGCGATGGGGAGCCAGGTGGATCGGGCCTGCGTTGGGGAACCCGGCAGGCGCGGGCGGTGTTCAGCGGATCAGGTGGCGAACCAGGATGTGGCACTTGCCGCCGGAAATCCTGACGGCCACGCGGTGGGTGCTCGGTGTCGGCCTGCTTTTGGAGGCGTTCGGGTGTTCGTTCGTGTAGATATCGGACGGCCCGACCATCACGCCTTCGCGCACCTTGCCAGTGATGGCCGACTTCCAGCGGACGACGGCGCCTGGCTTGGGCATGGCGCGGTAGGCTTGTCGGCGTTGCTTGCTGTTCATGTCCTTTCCTCGGTGATGCCCCGGCGAACCGGGGCGGGGTGGTTAGTCGTGATAGCTGAGCACTGTGTGAATGCTGTGCACTTCGCAGATATCAACGCACTCCAGTTCCTCAACATGCTCGATGTACTCATCGACGCCTCCCTGTCGGTCCAGGGTGATGATCGCTATCTCTGTTACAACACGCGTTATGTTGGCCTTTACGCGTCGCGGCTTTTGTTCTTCCATCGTCTGCCCTCCAGGGCGTGTTGACTTCCCGTCTGGCCCTCGGTGGAGGGCCAGCCAGTGAAATCGGTGTTTCTCCGCACCTGCATACGGGTCATTCGCTCGGTTCAGCATTTCGCTTCGTCCGCCGTCGCAGTGGTCTGCGCGTTGGCAGGCTTTCGGGCCTGTCGGATCGCCGGTCGCCGTAGAGGCAGGCTTGGTTGTTTCCCCTGGATTTCTTTCGCCCGCCAGGAGACAGCTCGGGCTGACCTAACCGGCGGTGCCGGGTAGTCGTTCATGGCGCTGGTTGTGAAAGAGCGGTCGGCTCGGTGGCCTGGGCCGCGTATTGGCTGCGGCTATGGATTAACTATCGCCGCCGGATATACATAAGTCAATACCGGCGGAGATATATTTTCTGGCGCCCATGAAAAAGCCCGCGCTAGGCGGGCTTGGCGATCACGGTCAGAGGAGGCTAGAGCTTGGAGGCATCGCTCTTGGTTTTTTCAGCGGCGGCCCGAGAATTTGCCTCTGCGACCGGCTTGTTGAGCACTATTGCGCCGAAGGTATTTATGTCTGTCGAGAATCGCTCAAGCGTAATGCTGACGCGCGCGCCATCCCATACCAGAGTGTCGTTGACGAAGGATGCCCCGGCCTTGGTTTTCACTGATGGAGCAGCGCGGGATGTAGGCTTTCCGTATTTCTCGGTGAAGAGTTCGGCCACTTTATCGAAATCATCGGTATTACCCGTAAGCATGAAGTATTCCACCTGGACTTCGTTCAGCTTGGCGGACAAGTGATAGTTGTATCGAAGACCGATCGAGGGCTTTCCCTCAATCGTGTAGAGATTGCCATATGGTTTTTCTCGGCAAAGCCGTGTCTGCTGGAAGCCGATCACGCCTGGCGCACACTGAGGGAGCGCCATGACGCTGCTGCTTTCGAAGGTCAGGCCAAGAAAGCTTGATGGCTCTTGGGTCCAGGCCTTGGTGGCTGGCTTTGCGGCAAAGGCCGAGCATGATGCGAGAATGGCTGCAAGAATGACTGCGGACTTCATGGGTACCTCCCTGTGAGTTGAGCCGCCATCCTAGCACCCTGGCGCGTCGCCATCACGCAGGCGGGGCTCGCTCAGGAGTCCTTTGGATGCGGCGCCAGACAGAAGGGGCGGCGCAGTATCGAATTCAGCGCCGGGGTGGGGGCGCCTGCTTAGTGCTGAGTTGGGAGGGAAGGGCAGGAACGAAAAGGCCGCACTGGAGTCGAGGGGCGGCCTGTGCCTGACTGCTGCCTTCCCAGGGCGGCGGAGGGCATCTGTCAAAGGCGGGCGGGGACGAAAAGCCCCGCGGTGCGGGGGGGTGTCGTTATGCGGCGAGCGCGGCTGTCAGATGCTTGGGCCCGGTATAAATGATCACTGAGGCTGCTTCGGCCAGAGCGGTAGCGGCCCTTCGGTTGTCCTCCTCATCGCCGGGCTCCAGGATTACGCGCCGTAGGGTATCCTCGTGGGCATTCTTGATGTCCAGCATCTTGCCGACAGCGCGGTAGACCAGGCTCCAATCAACCTTGCCATCCTTGGTGGAGACAGTCTGGATTAGCGTCGTCTGCCCGCTCTCGGTCTCGATGGCGAAGGGGAGTGTCAACTGGTGCCCGCTTGCGCCGACAATCTTGTAGTCAGTCCTGAGTGCTTTCGGGTAGGCCGCCTTCAGGGCGGAGCCAACCACCTGGTCAAACCGCGAGATGGGCGATGGGCGCATCTTATTGCAGGCGAAACCGACATGCTCAGCGGCCTCAATGAATCGGGCGAGGTAGAAGCCCAGTTGACTCTCCGGGCATGCCTTGAAGATTTCGCCTTGGTCGGATAGCTCCAGGCCGCTGGCTGCGACTAGTTCAGCCATCTTTCGACCTCGCTCGGCCGTCGGCTTGACACCATGCGTCATGGCCACAAACAGTGTGTCTGCGTTGTCGCTGATGCGCACCTGCCCATTACCCAGGTCCTGGATGTAGGCACCGATCAGGTTGCCGTCAAAGGGCAGCGTCAGCGGGGATTCGAGGTAAAACAGCCCCTCAGCCACCGGCTTACACTTGAACCCGAGCTGGGCGCCGATCAGAGTGCAGTTCATACGTCAAATCCCATTTGGCCGAATTCCGGCAGTTCGAAGCGTGGGGCGCCAATGATGTTTGCCTTCGCTAAGAATAGCTCCCACAGTGCCTGGACAGTAGTACTATCCAGGGGTTCCGCATAACCATAGGACGCTTCGGCGATTGGCATATGCAAATGTGGGTGGTCGACTACTTGTTGGTAGAATGGAAGGCCGACTCCAACCTTGTTCATATGCGAACTGGGTCCATTGTCGTCGATAGCCACGACGCGCGACTTGTTCACTATCAGCGTGATTGACAGCGTGTCTCGCACGCCGGGTACCGGGCTCTTCTTATAGTACAGTTCGACGAACCAATCCTCGGCGAACGTGCTCTGTTCGATATCCAACGCCAGCGATGTGCGAAAACTGTACGGTGCCGGGAGCTTCTTGGTCGCCGGCTTCTTCCAGACGAATTGGACATTTGCTGGCCACACCTTCAGTGCGGCAACGGCCTGCCTGGCCTCTTCGTAGGGGATGGTCTTCTGCTTCGCCATTCTCTCTGTCGTCCTGATGATCGATGCCGAGCCGAGCGGGTGCTTATCGCCCCACAATCTGCCCATAGCTACAGATCCCCACCCCTCCAGATGACCTTGCCTATGATGCGGTGCTCGTCGTTGTCTTCGCGCGACAGGTTACGGTCTGGAAACTCGGCCTTGTCTTCGTTATCACTTCGGATTATCCAGCGACCTAAAGGGGATGAAACCAGTCTCTTGACGATGGCGCCCTCAGATCCGGCGAGCACGAAGACCTGATGGTCTTCAGGCTCAATCTTAGATAAATCAACGGGGAGCACATCTCCATCGTTTATGGTGGGCTCCATGCTCTCGCCATCAGCATAAATCACGGCCAGGCTCTTTGGGCTGACACCCTTCGCCTTGAGCCATTCCCGCTTAAAAGCCAAGGTAGCTCGAATCTCAACATGCGGGTTCTCACTTCCTAACCCGGCTGCTGCCTTGGCATCGTACTGAGGCACGAAGGCGTATCGCTCCTCACTCAGGTCGGCAGCATCAAGACGATCCGGGAATGGCGCATTGGCGGCTTCGCGATCAGGCGCCTTGACTCCATCTGGACGACCGGCGCGTCTGATTCCAGAAGCCAGCGTTGGGCTCACCTCTGACGGCTCAAACTGAAGATGCTCGGCCAGCTTGACAAGAGCCTCAAGGTTAAGCGCAACGCGTCCAGTCATGTACTGGCTAACGGTGCTTTGCCCGGACTTCCAGCCACATTTCTCACCCAATTCGGCCTGGTTCAGTATTGGATTTTCACCGCGCTCACGCGATTCCTTGACTCGCTTCTTGTAGATAGCCTGGAGGCGCTTGGCGTCGTCCAACTGGGATTGTGACAGAGGGGTTCTTACGGGCTTTTTCATCCGAGTGATTAAGTAGCAGAGCTGATATTTATGCAAACAGCACTGCTGCTGAGCCTCGGCCATATGCGATGACGCTGCGCCTCACCTAGACCAGGTTGAACATCGAGGCTTGCCAGTGCTTCTCGCTGATGATCGCGATGGGATGGCCTTCCTCACGCAACTCGATAGCTCGCTTGATCTTGGTTCCGTAGGTGCTGTGAAGCCACTGCTCGTTGCCTATCTCGCCGACAACCAGGTAATGCACCTTTTTGCTGATGCCTGAGGCTATTCCCCCGCCGCGGTTGACGACGATCTCTTCGCAATGCTTTCTGGGGCCGTAGACCATGACGCCAGTGAAAACGTAGAGATGGCCCGACCACTCAAGCTTGGGAGCTGGATTGTTGAGCGGAAGAGCATTCGATGGAGTAAAGGCATTGTCGCTTGGTTTCGGCTTGGAAGCAGAGAGGCCACCAAACCCTCTAAGAATCTCAAGCAGTTCAGCAGACTCATCAGCGTCTAACACGCCATCGGACAGCATGTCTGAGAGCCTCCTGTAGAGGAGGTTGGTCACTGGATCGTCAAGATGGACCAGGTTCGTAGCGATCCAATCCTGTAGGAACTCGGCCTCCTGCTGATTGATATGCCCATCAGCAGTGATCCCAGCTGCCAGTCCTGCAAGCTCATCGACAGACCTTCGGTCTATGCGCTTCTCGTGGAAAATTCGGCTATCCCCAAATTCAGCGTGCCAGTCGACCATCGTTTCTCTCCTTGAACATCAGGTGTCCATCACAGTCTCTTCGCATTCCAGGCCAGCAGGACCCTAGCGAGCACCTGGAATCTTTTTAATTCGGCGCTGGATACCTCGATTGGTGGGTATGCGTTGTTGTCTGAGATCATCAGAAAGGTGCCATCTGCCCTTCGCTGCATCCGCTTTATGTAAAGCTCATCCTTCAGGGCCATAACGTAGACGGCATCTATCTTTATCTCAGTGATGCCGGTATCGACTAGAAGGATGTCTCCGTCCGAAAACGTAGGCTGCATGCTGTCGCCATATCCCGTGATTAGCGCGAGGTTGTCTGGCGCTGAGTACCTGACGTTGCGAGATAAGTAATCGATGCTCGCGACAATCGAGTCGATAACGACATCAAATTCTGGGCGCGCCAGGCCTTTCCCCATGGAGGCAGCGATATCGTATTGGGGGACGACAATGAACCCGCTCTTTGTCCTCTGCCTTGAAAAGTCGGCTGGGATGACATTCCCCTTTGCGGGTTCTGCATGTACAGCCTTGGCCATCTCCCCAACTTCCGCCGCCAGCCGTTCACTGAATGACTCGATACGAATCCCAATTTGCGAGGCAACGTACGAAGCAAACCTCGCATTGAGCGCGTTGTACCCGTTGAGATAGGAACTCACGGACCCCTGACTCATGTCGAGAGCTTCGGCGATTTTCCCCTGGGTAAGGCTGTCCTTCCGAGATTTCCCGGCGTTGAATTCTTCCAGCGCAGCTTTCAGCTTTGCGCATTCCTCTTTCTCCCAGTGGGAGATTTCACGTTTCTTGTCGCTCATGTGCGAAGGGTATTCCCGCAGGCGATAGGTATCCATCGCCGCCGGCATTGACTTTAAAATAACCGCCGGCAATACTTTATCCATGGATAAACCATGGAGACCTGGGTTATGCACCGCATTCCTCTCAAAGAATTTTCTGCCCAGAAGGGACAGACCAAGGCCGCTGCGCTGCTGGGGTTGACCCAGGGCGCATTGAACAAGGCCTTGCGCGTTGGGCGTGACATCTATGTCACCGAAAACGCAGACGGAACCTATTCCGCTGAGGAGGTTAAGGCTTTCCCGTCTCATTCCTCCAAGGCCGTTGCCTGACCCCGACCAATCTACCGGCCGGGAGGCCAGCCATGACCGAATTCATGCAAATCCTGATCTTTGGTTCCTCGTTGGCGATGGCCTACTTCCTGGGCGCCACGTCGTCGAGGAAGAGCTCCAGTGAAATCCGGCTGATCGACAAGTGGCCAACGGCCTACATCCAGTTCGACTCAGGCATGAGCCAAGAGGATGCGCTGCGCTTCCTTGAACTGGCCCGCGAAATGGTTCTGGACGGGCCAGAGAAAGTGACTGCCGAGAATGCACTGAAGGATGACGAGCAGAGCCGAGACGCTTTCTGGGCGCAGTCTCTCAAGACTGGTTTGGCCTCGTTCGAATCGCGTTCCAAGTCTTCACATAACCCTCGAGACCCCCAATGACTTCGTCCGGAAGCTGCGAGTACGCCAAGAACGATCGCATGTGCGCAATTTCGTTATCGAACCCGTCGAGAAGCCTCCCAAGTTCCGCAGGTGTTAGCGAGCGTGCCATTGCCATAAGGAAGGCGTTGATGCCCATCAGTTCGCCTTTCTGCGCGTTGATCGTCGCAACGATCTTGTCGATTTCATCAGTCATGTCCGGCCTCCGTGGCCTTTTCGTGTGGAAGCAAAAAGCTACCACGGTTGCGCCGGACTCCACATTCGAAGCGCTGGCTTTCGCCGTCCCCTCAATTCACGGCTGACAGCGTATAGCACCGACCTCATGGGAAGAACTAGAGCATGAAAACGCCCGTACTAGAGACCCGCAGAAAGGTAATGACCACGGTAGCCAATGCCTATCCGGGCGGTCGCGATTGCGCTGCCGCGCGGCTGGGGATTCCGCTGAAGCGCCTGGAGAACCAGATGTACGAAACGGCGGGCGTGAAGCCCCTGAGCGACGGCGACCTGTACGTCCTAGAGCAGGAGATGGGGACTTCCTATCTGCCGGACTACATCTGCGCGATGTACGGGGGATTGTTTGTGCGGACGCCGGAAGCGGGCGATCTGGACAACGTAGACCTGCATCACCGTTCGCTGCGTACAGCGGTTAAGCGTGGACGGGTTGATCAGATGATCGCTCTGGCCCTGGAGGACGGGGAGATCAGCGCTGACGAAGCGAAAGAGATTTTGGCCTTGCATGCCAAGCACATGGCCGCCCGGCATGAAGAGGTTCGGGCCGTGCTCGAACTGCACAGGGCGAAGTGACTATGCGCCCTCATCTCACGAACTCTGACTACGCCGCAATGGCTAACGCTGCTGAAGAGCTGGCGGGAATGGGTTCGAGTGAGTGGAGGCGCAGATACAACAAAGCCCTGAGCGACTACTACAGGGCTTTGTCGGTGCGCAAGCCAGTTGCAGCTGGCTTGCGCGTACAGCAATACATGGAGACCTGAGTATGAGTTACAGAGAGAGCATTCGCAAGTCCGTGCGCTTTGAGGTGTTCAAGCGCGACAACTTCACTTGCCAGTACTGCGGCGCCAAGGCGCCTGACGTGGTCCTGCATGTCGATCACATCAACCCGGTGAGCAAGGGCGGCGACAACGAGATCATCAACCTGGTGACCGCCTGCCTGCCCTGCAATCTCGGCAAGTCGGATCGCCTGCTGTCGGACACCTCAATGCTGGATCGTCAGCGGGCCCAGTTGGAAGACCTGAACGAGCGCCGCGAGCAGCTGGAAATGATGCTGGCCTGGCGCGATGAGCTCCAGTCTTTCGGTGAAGAGACCGTACAGCTGATTGCCGATCGCATCACCGCACGCATGGTCGGCCACTCGGTCAACGAGCACGGCAAGACGGTAATCCGCAAATGGATCAAGAAGTTCTCCGTCGAGGAGATCCTGGACGCCCTGGACATCGCCGCCGACAAGCTCAGCACTGCGCCCGATCAGGAGGAAGTGCTGGAGTGCTTCGATGCCATTCCTCGCATTTGCGTCACCCGGCGCCTTCCCGAAGCAAAGCAGAAAATGCTCTACGCCAGAGGAATCCTGCGCCGCCGGATTTATGTCAACGAAGCTCACGTCATGCCGCTGATGGCCAAGGCCATCGAGGCGGGTCTCGAGGTGGAAGAGCTGATCGAATTTGCGAAACAAGTGAAGAACTGGACCGAATTCCGGGCAGAGATGGAGGAAATCGCAAATGGCTAGGGCCCGCAACATCAAACCCGGAATCATGGCAAACGAAGACCTAGCAGAGCTAGATCCTCTCGCTCGCCTACTGTTCATCTACCTCTGGATGTTGGCCGATCGGGAAGGGCGCCTTGAGGACCGCCCGAAACGGATCAAGGCCGAGGCACTTCCCTACGACAACGTAGACGCTGACTTGATGCTGGATGATCTGGCCAAGGCAGGGTTCATCCATCGCTATGAGGCTGCCGGGGTCAAGCTGATTCAGGTACTTAACTTTGCCAAGCATCAGACACCTCATGTCCGTGAGCAGGCCAGTTCTCTCCCGGGCGTTGACGCAGAACAACCAAAGAGAGAACAAGGCACAACCGAGGAAGTTCCCGTGCACAACCAAGGCTGTGCTGAGCAATCGCCAAGATCGCCTGATTCTCTGATTCCGGATTCTCTGATTCCAGAGGAAGAGCATGTCGACGCTGACGCCTCGACCCATTCCGCTCCGCAGCAAGCAGCAGAGCAAGAGCCTGGCTCCGGCCAGACCGCACAGCTGTTCCAGATTGATCGCATCCCTTACGAGAAGATCCGCGACCTGTACAACCAGATCCTCGGCGGAAAGCTCAAGCGCTGCATGGGAGTGACGGAGGCTCACCGAAAGCACATCCGCGCAGCGTACAACCTCAAGCTCGATGGTGGGTTCCCAGTCCGTGACGGTGGACTGTCGTTTTGGGAAGGGCTGTTCAACGACGTTCTGGATTGCCCCTTCATGCTGGGCAACAACAACCGGGGGTGGCGCGCAGACTTCGAGTTCCTGACAACCGCCAGCAAGATCCAGCGCTTCATGGAGGGCAAGTACGATGCCGCATGAGCGTCCGCTGGTAGCGATGGAAGCTGAGCAGGGTGTGCTTGGCGCGCTGATGAAGAAACCGGAACTGTGCGAGGTTGTTGGGGCTTTCCTTTCCCCGACCGACTTCAGCCATGCCGACAACTCGGTGATCTACAGCCTGATCCTTGCCTGTCATTCGAAGGCCATCGTGCCTGACCCGCTTTCTCTGGCGGAGGCTAGGTCGGAGCTTCCAAGTGGCGCCTTTACGCTTGCATACGCCAACGATCTATGGCGCGAGGTTGTAAGCACAGCTAGCGCCGAAAACTTCGCCAGGATTGTCGTCGAGCGTGCAAAGGCTCGGGAGCTGTACGAAGCGGGCGAACGGATCATGAACATCGCCCTTCAGAGAGGGAAAATCCCGGACCAGGTGGCTGAAGCGCAGAGCATCGTTCTCGATCTCAACGCCCAGGACGAGACTCCTGATGTGGTAACGCTGCGCGAGGCAATGCTCCCAGTCTTCGACGAAATGGAAGTTCGCTGGAAGGGAACTCAGTCGGTCGGACTGAAGTTCAACCTGCCAGACCTTGATGCCGCTATCCAGGGATTGCGTCCCGGCAACCTGGCAATTATCGCTGGTCGGCCTGGCACGGGTAAGACGGTTCTCGGCGTGGGTATTGCTGACGAAATTGCCGTTCGCAACCGGGGCGCCGCGTTGATCTTCTCGCTGGAGATGTCTCAGGCCGAACTTGCAAAGCGTTCGCTCGCATCGCTTTCTGGTGTTTCACAAGCGGCGATCGACTCGGGCAAAGCGCTGGAGTGCCAGGACTCTATTGCACGCATGACTGCCGCAGTGGACCAAGTCTCCAGGGGTGATGTGCGAATTTGCGACAAGGGAGGACTGACTTTCAGTCGGATCTGCTCCATCGCCCGATTCCAGCATCGAGCAAAGCCGCTGAGCCTGATCGTTATCGACTATCTCGGGCTTATCACCTCCGATCCGAGTCACCGTCATCAGAACCGAAACCAAGAACTTGGCGCCATAAGCCGAGGGCTCAAGGCTCTCGCCAAAGAGCTTGGCATTCCAATTGTCGCGCTTGCTCAGCTCAATCGGAGCATCGAAACCCGGGCCGACGCCAAGCCCAAAATGAGCGACCTGCGCGATTCCGGCGAGATCGAACAAGACGCCGACGTGATCATCATGGCTCACCGGGATATGAGCACTGAGCGTGGACAGAACGGTATCACCGAGCTTGATGTCGTGAAGTGTCGCCACGCAAAGCCGGGCTTCTGCCTGTTGCAGTTCCAGGGCGAGTTCGCGCGCTTCGTCAGTTGCGCCCAGGACCGGGAAGAGCAGCAGGAACAGACGGTTCGTCCGCAGCGTCCTTCCGCGCGATCAATGGTCGCCGACTTCAAGCCGCGAGGTGCCCAATGAAACGCTCCTGGACCGTAGTCGTAGGCGCCAAGCGCTTCACGATGATTCTGATGGAGGACTGCGACCCGGTAGAGGTCGTGAAGAGCATCTGGCCTGAAGGGAGGATCGAGTGATGAGCCTTTTTCAATGCGATATCTGTGGTTGCTGCGAGAACACCGCACTGTCTGCTCAAGGATTTGATCATTGGCCAGACCTTTTCGATTGGAGCTACGCACCTGAGCGTGAAGGAAAGCGCATGTGCAGTGCCTGCGGTCCAGTGAAATACAGCGATGGAAAGCCGACCAAGTTCGGCAAATGGCACGATCAGTTCGAACGCGTCTTCTTGCCGCTGGGGATGTTCGTCACCAACTGCCGCGGGAATTTGGAGCATCACGAAACTGGTGATGAGAACTACCGAGCCTACGCAATCAAGTCGGAGGTGTCCCATGGCTGATTGTGTGGATATCGCCAACGACTACGCCGAGCGTGAACTCGCTGAGCGCCTGTACTCCCGAGTCAAGTACGTCGGCGAGAGCCTGTCCGAATGTGAAGACTGCGGCGAGGATATCCCGGTAGCGCGGCGCTCGATCATCCCTGGTGTTCGTAAATGCCGGGACTGTGCGGAACTGACTGAGCGGAGGGCTGTGTGATGCCGAACTATCGCAAGCCAGATATGTACTCGGACGCCGATTGGGAGATGGTTCAGGGCTACATGGCTGGCAAGGACGGCCAGCGTGCCGAACGGTCAACGGCAGCCTACATGCATGGTTATCGCAATGGGGTTTCGGACAGGACTGGTGTTCCTCACGAACGCGCCGAGGTTCTTCGTCGCCGTGCGGAGATGATCCCCGGTATCACTCCCCATAAGGTCTGGTTCCAGGGGAGGGCGCCCCGTGACTGACTTCTTCGGACTCCTCGACGAGCCTGGAGCTCAGGTTGCGGACGGTCCGCTCCAGGGAAAGAAAGGGTGGGGCAAAGCACCGTTCTGCGGGAATAAGGCCCACCACTTCGAGCTGGTCTTTGCCGACACCATTGGCCCGCACGGGCGAGAAAAGTACTGGTTCGCTCTCTGTGGTGCTGATGCGGTCACTACCGACAAGGCGCCGATGTTCTCGGCTGGTAGCTGGCAACGGTGCAAGAACTGTGAGCGGAGGGAAAGCAATGGCTGACAAGAAGATCGACAAGTTTTGGACTTACATGCTGGCAGCAATCATCGGAATGAGCTTCGCCGCGCTGGCTATCCATCTCTATGACCGATTCTCCGGGAATGGAACAGCCTGGAACTTCTACAGCCCCAACACGGACATGACCTGCCTTGTCGCTCGTAGTCATGGGCAGGAAGTTATGGCTTGCCTTCCCGGCGATCACCGGCAGGAGACGGACCGTGGCTGAACTCGCTCTCATCCGCACAGCCCAGGGCCTGGTCCCGGCGACCGAGGCAGATCGCGAAACCGTTCAGAAGTGGAAGGCCGGCCAGGTCGTCCACGGGAAATTCACCCGGATGCGCAATGCCAAGTTCCACGGCAAGTTCTTCGCCATGCTGGATCTCGCATGGGAGTACTGGGAGCCGAAAGGCGGCCTGGTGCCGCGCCAGGAGATGCGTGGCATCCGCGGGCTGGCCAAGTACTTCGAGGATCTGAATGGGCGTCCTGGCCAATTGCAGAACGCCGTCGCCGCGTACATCGCCAAGCTTGAGGCTGATCGAGCGGGCCGCTTCCCGGCAGTCGAGAAGAGCCGCGAGGCGTTCCGCGAGTGGATCACCATTGAGGCCGGTCACTTCCACCTGATCCATACGCCTGACGGCGTTCGCAAGGAAGCCAAGTCGATCAGTTGGGCGAGCATGGACGACACAGCTTTTGAGCCGCTTTACCGCGACGTGTTTGCCGCCTGCTGGAGGCTGGTCCTTTCCTCTCACTTCGAAACCGAGGCTGACGCCATGGCGGCGGCTGATCAGATGGGGACTTTCGCATGAGCAAGTTCAAGGTTGGCGACATGGCTATGACCATGGTTTACGACTCTGCGCTCCCGGCGGGTTCTGTGGTTGAGCTGGAGCGCGAACTCAAAAAAGGCGACGAGATCGCCCGTGGGTTCGTCGCCCCATCCGCCGGATGGATAGTGCGACATCCCGAAGTCGGCAGAGAAGTACTGGCATACGGGGATCACGAACTGATGCCACTCAAGTGGGACTTCCAGCCCGAGCAGCAGAAGGCGAAGGAGGAGATCGCATGAACGAAGACATTCTGAAGTGGGTGAAGCGCAATAACCGCAAGGACGCTCGCCTGATCTCCTACAAAGACGGCGTTTACGATCTCGTCTACTTCGACAAGGGCAAGGTTCGCATTGGCACCCTCAAGGATGGAATGTACTGCCGCTACGGCATCAACTGCCGTGGCGCAATGCACTCGGAAGACCCTATGAGCCTATGGCAGTCGAGCGGTGGGGCCTGTTCCAGCAATGACGTGAAGATCATGCAGGCCTATCTCTCTGGAGGCTGCACGCTGCCGGTGTTCGACTTCTCGCAGATCAAGGGGCTGAAATGGTAATTGCCCGCCTTCCCAAGCCTCGCAAATGCCAGAACCCTGAATGCGGCCAGGAGTTCACCCCTCGCTTCAGCAGCACGCAAAAAGTCTGCTCGCCGGCCTGCGCCCTGGCCATCAAGGACAAGCACGCCAACCCGGCGCGGAAGGCCATCGCTGACCGCGAGCGGAGGGAGATCAAGGTTCGGAAGGAGAGGCTGAAGACACACAGCGACCACATCAAAGATGCAGAGAAAGCCGTTCGTGACTACCGGCGAACCTACGAACTTTCCATCGGCAGCGGCTGCATAAGCTGCGGCAAGTCTCAGGCCGAGGTACTGGCCGAACAAGGCTGGAAGACTGGAGGTGCATTCGACGCAGGGCATTTTCTCGGCAAGGGGGCAAGGCCCGAGCACCGCCTGGAGCCATCCAACATATGGCTTCAATGCAAGGCCTGTAACGCGGGCTCAAGCAAGTACGCCAGGAAGGGGCTTACCGTTTCCCAGGGCTTCCGTGAGGGCTTGATCGAACGCATCGGCCTGGAAGCTGTAGAGGCTCTGGAAGCCGATCACCAGCCCCGCAAGTACACCAACGACGAACTGAAGGCCATCACGGCCGAGTACCGCGCCAAGCTGCGCGAACTGAAAAAGAGGACTGCCTGATGAAAACCACCATCTCGATCATCATCAGCATGACGCTGAGCCTTTCCCTGCTGTCCGGCATCGGCCAGCTATCGCAGTTCGCCTTCTACGTCTGCGTCATCATGAACGTTCTTTCCTGGATCGGGATGCTCCTCGGCATGGTCAAGGACGAGGTCAGTGCGCGCATCCGCCGGACCTTCTGGATTCAGCTCCTACCATCCATCTTCTACGTCTATGCCCTGATCTTCAGCGGGCATCCAATGCTTGGCGCCTCCGCCTTCATGGTGCAGTTCCTGATCGTCGCCACCGCCTTCCGCAAGGAGGCAAAGCCGGCATGACGCTAGCCGAATACATCGCCCAGCAATGGGCAATCCTTCGTGAATATGGGCTGATTAAGGGGGAAGGGAAATGAATCTGAACAGTGCACGTATCGCCTGGCACGATGCGTTCTATACCCCTTGGAACAGCGGCATGGCTGAGGCGGCGGAGCGAGCTGCTCTTGGAATTGTCGAGGCTGGCGGTTATGTCCGGCGCCGTATCACCGAAATCGACGATGATGGGGAAGCCGTCTCCTACAGCCAGCACACCTTCGTGCCAGGAATCCATCAGACTAGGACTGAGCGCGACATCAGCACGCCTAGGGCTGTTCATCAGGCGCTCGCCGGCATGATTCAAAAGGCGATCGATACCCTCCCGGCGCACCTGAAGGTTTTCGGCAATCACATGTACAGCCCAATGGCTGGCGAAGACGAAAAGGAGGCTGCTGAAGAGATAGTTTTCAAAGTCGCGTACGAAACTGGACCAAGGATGTACACGAAGAAGTTCGAGAAGGCGCGCTATGTCGCTGCGGGAGTCTTGTTCCGGTACCGCCGCATGCACCAGGGCGGCCAGAGCGAAGGCGTTGATCCTTGCCCGAGCCCGGAGTCATTCCGCGCATGGTTGCTCCAGATTCACGGACTTGAACTGTCGTCCGAACAGTGGACCAGGGAGTGGGATGGATTCATTCAGTCCTGCTTTGATGCCTGCAACGATCTCGACAAGGCAGCGCTTGTGCCTGTCTCTTCAGCGATAAAAATGATGAAAAATGCTGCTTGACGACAAATGTCCGGCTGAGGCAGACTTATCCCCATCGTGACAAATTCGCCTATGGCGAAAGTCACCACTGAAGCCCTGGCATCTGCCGGGGCTTTCTGTTTCGACGCAGGGTGGAGAAGTGGTCATCTCGCCGGGCCCATAACCCGGAGAACGCTGGTTCGAATCCAGCCCTTGCTACCAAATCCCTTCGGGTCGCGACGCGGCCAGGATCGCCTTGGACACGCAGGCGTTAAAGTGAAGTGGGAGCCGGTGGAAGCCCGGCACGGAGTGAATGCGCAGGCTGATGCGCTAAGAGGATACGCGGCGGCAACGTTCAGTGGGCGTTATAGCCAGTTCACCGCCATGCCGGATTCAGCCCCGGTCACTCCAAATCACGCATGCGGCAGAAGAAAGCAAGGGTCACCACTGGTGATCAAGGCGAAAGCCCCGGCTCCTTGCTCTGCGGGCGTGACGCCGGGTTCGCCCGGCACCTATTCCGCGGCTCTAGCTCAACTGGCAGAGCGCTGTCCTTCCAAGTCAGATGTTGCGGGTTCAAGCCCCGCGAGCCGCTCCAAACTCGATTCAATGACGTGTAGCTCAGAGGTAGAGCGGTCGGCTGTTACCCGATTGGTCGATGGTTCGATCCCATCCGCGTCAGCCAATAAGCCGGTATGGCGCAACAGGGAGCGCTGCTGATTTGTAATCAGAGGGTTGCGGGTTCGACTCCTGCTGCCGGCACCACACTACAAGGCCCAGGCTATGACCTGGGCTTTTCTGCATCTGGAGTACGTGAATATGGCCGAGCCGAGTGGTGCGGTAGCAGTCGCCGGCCTGGTCGGTATTGGTGCGTCTGCATTGATCCCTGGCATTGATGCCAATGCAGTGATCGGTGCTTTTGCTGGGGCGATCTTCTTCGTGGTGTACGCCAAGGACATTTCGGCCTGGGCGCGCCTCGGTTACTTCGTCGTGTCCTGGATCGTTGGCTACTACGTCGCCGGCGAAGTCATCGGGCGAGAATGGGCCAGAACATCGGGCCTGGTCGCGTGTGGCGGGGCATTGTTCTGCGTCGCAGTGGGCACCAGCTTGCTGGAGTGGGTGCAGGGGGGGAAGACGCCTGGTTGGCTCCGCTTCATTGCGGACCGCTTTGGAGGTCGTAATGGTTGACCCTTGGACTCTGGTGGCTGCGATGATCTGCGGCGCCATCTGCATGAGGCTGGCGACATACCGCCGGCAAGGCGCGAGGTATCGCCGGGGAGTGTCTTGGCTCGCATACCTGCTGTGCGTTGGTAGTGGGTGTTTCGCCCTGAGTGTGATGCTCGATGCGCTACACGGCTACAGACTGAATCCTGTCTCCCCTTGGCTGACCCTGGTGCTGGCGATCCTGCTCGGCCTTGTGTGTCGTGCGCGGGGGAACTTGGCCCACATTCTGAGGGTGTACTGATGGATGCTCCGCTTCTACTGAAGAACACCGGCACGAGCCTGATCTTGTGTGATGCCAACGGGAGGCCGCTCCCTGGCCAGCTTTGCTTGAGCATCAGCAACGATGGTCTCGTTCCAGCTGTCACGGTCACGTTCGCACTCGACAATGAGCGTGTGAGGCTTTGCGGGGAAGGAGTGGAGTCGAAAGAGCCGTGTATCGAGCCGTTTAGCTGGGACCTGGTTGCCAGCCCACGCGGGGAAGGGCAAATCTGATGACCAAATGCACCTTCTGCAACAAGACGCGCGAATGGGCGAAGAAGTGGGCGCGGGTTGCCGTAGAGCGGGCGGCGTCTGCTATTGCCGCCAAGCCGAAGCAAGCTGGAGTTGATGATGAGCGATAGCCAGAAGTCTCTGTTGGTACTCAGCACAGACTTGGCTCTGTCCCAGGAGACGGCCGAACAGTTGAGTGAGCGTCTCCAGCCGATAGCGGAGAGCCTTGGTTGCAAGCCTTTAGTCCTGAGTGGCGGTTTTCAGGTCGGCATCCATAGCGATATCCGCCCACTGCTCGGAGACCTGCTCGGTGAGCAGCGCAAGACCAATCAGCTATTGCACCTTCTGATCCAGGCTCTGGCCGAAGATGGCGAGGATCCTGACGCCGTGCCGACCAGCTATCTGGATGGAACACCGATCCAAGGGCATCAGCCGGTACGCAGTAATATCCTTTTGGCAACGCCGCCAGGGGAACGATGATGTCGACGTTTATGGGCTCCGCTAGGGAAACCCAGATAGCTGCTGTTCGAGTCCGTCGCGGATGGTTCGGCAAGCTGGTTGTCCAGGTTCGCTACAAGATCGAGCGGCCCGAAAGCCCGCTCCCTGGCCGGGAGTTGATCTACCACGTATGCGGGCTATCCCGTTGGCGAGATGCCAACGCAAATGATTTCGCCGAAGCCCTGATGGTAGCGAAGCTCATCGGGATGTCTGATGAAGGAAAGCCCTCATGAAAAGTCACCCGATCCCTGCAGGAGTCGAGATCAACCCCAATCGGCCCTGGACGCCTGATGACATTGCTGGGTACAGCGGCGAGGTAGTGAGCGCCATGAAGGTTCTCGAGCCTCTGCTGCGCTCCGGACTGTTGGCCCTCCATCCTGATGAATGGCAAGGCGGCAAGCTCTCGTTCCTCAGACCGGCACAAGCTAGGCGGCAAGGCTGGACCCCGCCGGATCAGGCAGCCTGCAATCAGGTGTCTGGAAGTGCCTGACCTCCCTCAGCGTCACACCAAGCCAAAGGCCAAGGGAGTGACCAAGCACGAGGTAGAGGACAAAGCATGGGGGAATGGGCGCGGTGGCAGGCCGTGGCGCCGCAAGCGTGAGCGCATCCTCAAGCGGGATGGCTACATGTGCCAGTGTGCAGAGTGCAAGGGGGTGAAGAGGGTCGCCACGGAGGTGGACCACATCATCCCACTGAGCCAAGGCGGAACTGATGATGACTCGAACCTGATGGCTATTGCTGGATACCCATGCCATGCGAGGAAAACGGCAAGGGAGTCGGCGGAATCTAGGAGATAGTCAGGTTCTCTTAGTACACGAACACGACGATTCTAGCTATTTACTAATAATTGCAGTTGTTTTCACTGGATTCGTGCGGTTTTACCGAAAAATCGAGTTAAATGAGAAAAAGTCTCATTTATAGGGGTGGGGCGGGTCAAAACCTTAGAACCTTTCGCTAGGACACCGCGCCCCCAAAGCACTTTCCATTTCCACAGAATTTAGGTTTCAAGATGGCACGACACAAACAGCCGGATGTCGTCGCCAAGCTCAAGGGCGCTGACAAGAAAAACCCTCAGCGATACCGGAATGAGTCCGCTCAAGGTGAGGGTGAAATTGGCGATGCGCCGATCCATCTCCGGGGGCCGGCCAGGCTTGCTTGGGTTGAGCTTTGCTCCCAGTCAATCAAGGGCGTTTTGACGGGCTCTGATCGAATCATCCTGGAGGTCACCGCCAACCTGCTTGCTGAGTACAGGTCGAATCCATCGGAGTTCGCTGTAGGCAAGTACACCCACCTGATTGGCAACTTGGCGAGGCTTGGGCTAACCCCATCCGACCGCCAGAAGTTCGGCCTGGAAAAGCCGAAGGATAAGGACGAGTTCGAGGCTTTCTGAGATGACCCCCAGCGACATTGCGCGACAGTACGCTAGCGATGTCGTGGGTGGGGGTATCGTCGCGTGCCGGTATGTGAAGTTGGCATGCCAGCGCTTCCTGAATGACCTGGAACGGCAGGACGATGACGATTGGCCATACGTTTTCGATGAGGCCAAGGCAGATCGTGCTGTCAAGTTCATGCAGCTCATGCCTCACACCAAAGGCAAATGGAGCTCTTCGAAGTCGAAGCTAGTGTTCGAGCCTTGGCAGGTATTCATCGAGGCCAACATCTTCGGCTGGGTGAAGAAGGACACCGGCAAGCGCAGGTTCCGCGAGGCCTACGAAGAGATTCCCAGGAAGAACGGGAAGTCGGCCCGTCTTGCCGCACGAGGCATTTACCTATTCGCCGCAGATGGCGAGTCGGGGGCCGAGGTCTACTCCGGCGCCACCACCGAGAAGCAGGCCTTCGAGGTTTTCCGTCCGGCGTGGATGATGGCGCACAAGCTGGAGAACCTGCGTAACCGATTCGGTATCGAGCTTTCTGGCAACCAGAAGAACCCTGGCCCCATGTTCGTCATGGAGGATATGTCGAAGTTCGAGACGGTTATCGGCAACCCAGGGGACGGTGCGAGTCCCCATGCTGCCCTGGTGGACGAGTACCACGAACACGACACGGATGCCCTGGTTGACACCATGCAGACCGGCATGGGGGCACGAGAACAGCCATTGCTGTCGATCATTACGACGGCAGGATCGAATCTCGGCGGCCCATGTTACGAGAAGCGCAGGGACGTGATCCGCATTCTCGAGGGGCAGACGATCGATGAGACGATTTTCGGGATCATCTACACGATCGACGAGGATGATCCGTGGGATGACCCGGCCAGCCTAATCAAGGCCAATCCGAACTACGGAGTGTCGGTATTCCCTGACTTCCTCCTGGCCCAGCTCCAGCAGGCCAAGCGCTCGGCGTCAAAGCAGAACGCCTTCCGCACCAAGCACCTGAACCAATGGGTGGGCGCTCGGACGGTCTGGATGAACATGCTGGCCTGGCAGCGGCAGAAGCGCGACTTCACGATTGCGGACATGGCCGGCTGCCGCTGCTGGATGGCTTTGGACCTGGCGAGCAAGAAAGACGTGGCCGCCTTGGTGATGCTGTTCGAGAAAGCTGGTCAGTTCTACTGCATTCCGCGCTTCTACGCTCCAGAGGCCGCCGCTGAGGAAAACGAGAAGTATCAGAACTTCGCGCTTGAGGGTCATCTGACCCTGACGCCAGGGAGCATGACGGACTACGCATTCATCGAGGCAGACATCCTTGATCTGGCAAAACAGATCGACCTGCAAGATGTTGCCTTCGACGACTGGCAGGCCAACTACCTGATTACCCGACTCTCCAACACATCCATCCCGGTCGTGGACTTCAACCAGACAGTGAAGAACATGAGCGACCCGATGAAGGAAGTGGAGGCGAGGGTAATAGCTCGGACGCTCTGGCATGACGGGAACCCAGTCATGACCTGGATGATGGGCAACGTGGCGGCAAAGATCGACGCCAAGGAAAACATCTACCCGCGCAAGGAAAACGACAACGACCCCAACTGCAAGATCGATGGTCCAGTGACCTTGATCATGGCTATGGGGCGCGCCCTGGTTGCCGGCGTTGATGACGGCGACGATTTCATGAACGCCATACGGAACCCGATCATCGCATGAACATCGCAACTGGCCTCTACCTCTTCTTCGGCGTCCTTGGTCTGGCTCTTTTCGTAGCCGGAACCTTCGTGCTGCTGGGGCTCGGCTGGGCGCTCATTTCCGGTGCAGCTTCAGCATTCGCTATCGCGGCGTTCATTCGCAAGGGGCTGACCAGTGAGTAAGAGTCTCGGAAAAGTCCTGAGCAGTGCTACGTCTGCGCCCAGGGCTTCATTGTTCGGTTGGGGAGATAAGACCATCCGCCTGACAGATGGCGCGTTCTGGTCGCAGTTCTTGGGGCGAGAGTCCTCGAGCGGGAAGAAGGTCACTGTCGACAAGGCAATGAAGCTGTCCGCGGTATGGGCTTGCGTTCGCTTGATCTCTACTTCTGTCGCCGGTCTTCCGCTGGGAGTGTACGAGCGGAAAGCGGACGGGAGCAGAGTCGATGCTCGGTCGTTCCCGCTCTACGATGTTGTTCACAACAGCCCCAATGACGACATGACGGCCTTCCAGTTCTGGCAAGCCATGGTCGCATCGATGTTGCTTTGGGGGAATGCATACGCGGAGATTCGTCGTGCTGCCGGTAGGCCAGCTGCGCTGGACTTCCTGCTTCCGTCGAGGGTCGACCTGGAGTGTGATGACAACGGTCGGCTGAAGTACTTCTACACGCCAAAGAAGGGTGCCCGTAGAGAGATCGAGCGCACAAACATGCTGCATATCCCGGCGTTCACGCTGGATGGCAGAGTCGGTCTCTCTGCCATCCGGTATGGCGTCGATGTCTTCGGTTCGGTCATGTCGGCGGAGGATGCCGCCAACGGCACATTCAAGAACGGACTGCTCCCCACGGTCGCATTCAAGGTCGACCGCATTCTCCAGCCTGCGCAGCGGGAGGAGTTCAGGGAATACGTGAAGTCCGTATCTGGCGCGATGAACTCCGGAAGATCCCCGGTTCTGGAGCAGGGGATTACCCCTGAAACCATCGGCATCAATCCGGTCGATGCTCAGTTGCTGGAGACGCGAGAGCATGGAGTGATCGAGATTTGCAGATGGTTCGGGGTTCCGCCCTGGATGATTGGCCAGACCGACAAAGGGAGTAACTGGGGGACCGGGCTTGAACAGCAGATGCTCGCGTTCCTGACATTCTCGATCAGTTCGATCACCAATCAGATTCAGCAGTGCGTCAACAAGCGGCTGCTAACTGCACCCGAGCGGATTCGCTATTACGCCGAGTTCTCCCTTGAGGGATTCCTGAAAGCTGATAGCGCGGGTCGCGCTGCCTGGTACAGCACCATGGCGCAAAACGGATTCATGACCCGCAACGAAGGTCGCCGGAAAGAGAACCTTCCAGAGCTTCCCGGCGGTGACATCCTGACTGTGCAATCCAACCTAGTCCCCCTGGATCAACTGGGGGGGGCAACGAAAGAAAGCTCTCCGCCGTAGAGGCGGTTCAAAAGGCCTATCTCGGCGTTGGGAAGATGATCACCGCCGACGAAGCGCGACAACTCGTAAACCAGCATGGCGCAGGACTGAAAGTTCCCGGGCCCGACTTCGAAGAAACACAGGAGTAACCCATGACTCTGCGAAATCTTCCGGCAGCGCCGGAGGCTCGCCCGCGCTCGGGCGTCCAGTGCGACCTGGCGCCAAAAGCGCTGGATGCATGGCGTCCTGAGCTTCGCGCCGCGGCCGGCGATAACCCCGACACCACCATCACCATCTACGAGCCCATCGGTTACGACTGGTGGACCGGCGAGGGCGTAACCGCGAAACGCATTGCCGGTGCGCTGCGCGCCATCGGCGGCGATGTCGATGTGACCGTGAACATCAACAGCCCGGGTGGCGACGTGTTCGAGGGGCTGGCCATCTACAACCTGCTGCGCGAGCACAAGGGCAAGGTCATGGTGAACATCATCGGATTGGCTGCTTCTGCCGCCTCCTTTATCGCCATGGCAGGGGATGAAATCCGCATTGGCCGCGCCGCCTTCCTGATGATCCACAACGCCTGGCTGATCGCCATGGGTAATCGGAACGACCTGCGTGAGATCGCTGACTGGCTGGAGCCATTCGACATGACGCTGGCTGACATTTACGCGCAGCGCACCGGCATCGATATCGACGACATCGTGAAGCAGATGGACGCCGAGACCTGGATCGGCGGGCGCGAAGCCGTCGACAAGGGGTGGGCAGATGCCTTCCTGGAATCCGACGAGATCTCCAGTGCGCCCAGCAACCGTAGTGAAGCCATCTTGGCCAAACGCCGGATGGATGCCGCTCTGGCTCGCAGCGGCATGCCGCGAAGTCAGCGCAATGAACTCATCAACGACTTCAAGACCAGCATGCTTGGCGCTGCTGGCGGGGGTGGTGACACCCCGACCGATATGCCTGGCGCTGTCGCTCCTGACCTCTCCGCTGCACTACGGGCAGCACAAGACATCACCAAATTCCTCCAAGGAGAATCGCAATGAGCGACTTCGAAAAACAAATCGGCGAACTGAACGCCAGCCTCAAGCAGGTCGGCGACCAGATCAAGGCTCAGGCCGAACAAGTCAACACCCAGATCGCCAACTTCGGCGAGATGAGCAAGGAAACCCGAGCCAAGGTCGACGAACTGCTGACCAACCAGGGCGAGCTTCAGGCGCGACTGAGCGCCGCGGAACAAGCCATGTTGGCCAACGAGAAGCGTGACGGCGGCGAGGAAGCACCGAAGACCGCAGGCCAAATGGTCGCAGAGAGCCTGAAAGAGCAGGGTGTTACCAGTTCCCTGCGCGGTTCGCATCGCGTATCCATGCCGCGCTCGGCCATCACTTCCATCGACAGCTCTGGTGGTTCCTTGGTCGCTCCTGATCGTCGCCCCGGTGTCGTTGCAGCTCCGCAGCGTCGGCTGACCATCCGCGACCTGGTTGCGCCGGGCACCACTGAATCGAACTCCGTCGAGTACGTTCGCGAGACCGGCTTCGTCAACAATGCCGCTCCTGTTTCGGAAGGCACCCAGAAGCCGTACTCGGACCTGTTCTTCGAGCTGGAAAACGCGCCGGTTCGCACCATCGCTCACCTGTTCAAGGCAAGTCGCCAGATCCTGGACGACGCATCGGCCTTGCAGAGCTACATCGATGCGCGCGCTCGTTACGGCCTGATGTTGGTCGAAGAAGGTCAACTGCTCTATGGAAACGGAACCGGTGCAAATCTGCACGGCATCATTCCGCAGGCGCAGGCCTACGCGCCGCCGAGCGGCGTAGTGGTGACTGCCGAACAGCGAATCGACCGCATCCGCCTGGCGATCCTTCAGGCGCAACTGGCCGAGTTCCCGGCCAGCGGTATCGTGCTCAACCCCATCGACTGGGCGCTGATCGAACTGACCAAGGACGCCGAGAACCGCTACATCATCGGCAGCCCGCAGAACGGCACCACTCCGACCCTCTGGCGTCTGCCGGTGGTGGAAACCCAGGCCATCACTCAGGACGAGTTCCTGACCGGAGCGTTCTCGCTCGGCGCCCAGATCTTCGACCGCATGGATATCGAGGTTCTGGTCTCCACCGAGAACGACAAGGACTTCGAGAACAACATGGTAACCATCCGAGCTGAAGAGCGACTGGCCTTCGCGGTCTATCGGCCTGAGGCGTTTGTCACTGGTTCGCTGACCGCCAGCTGACTGGAAGGGGCCGGTCTCCCGGCCCCTCTTTCTTTGAGGTGATTATGTCTGACGTAATGATCAAGCCGGTTCGTTCATACCTGGATGGCGGTCGTGTGAGAAAGGCTGGTGGTGATGCATACCTCGCATCCGAGCACCTGGCTCGCCAGTTGGTGGCGCGCGGACTTTGCCAGATTGTGGAATCAGAGATCCCAAAGCCTGTGGCTGGCGAGTCGCTGTCTGCCTCGCAAGTGGCCCCAGCCTCACAGCAGAAGACTGCGAACGAGTCCGAGAGTGGCGGAACTCCTCGCCGCAGAGGGCGGCCATCTGCACGAACACAACGTTCCGACTGACTCCCTGGGCTGATGCGCTGTGGGCAATGGATAAAGTCTGGTGGGAGAGATACGCCGCCGAGGCTAAAGCAACGTTCTGCGGTGAGCTTCTGACGCTCAGCGCCAATCCATTCGGCATCAAGACGGCACGCATCGAGCACTACAGAAACTCAGGCGGCGGCGCAGTTTCTTTGGCCATAGCCAGGGGCGCCAAGCGAATCATCCTTCTCGGCTACGACATGCAGAAAACTGGTGGGATGTCTCACTGGCATGGTGATCACCCCAGAGGACTGGGTAGTGCAGGGAAGATATCCGAGTGGCCGGTAGAGTTCGAAAACCTGAAGCGCAAGAACCCTGGGATAGAAATCATCAATTGCACACGCGAAACGGCGCTTACCTGTTTCGCGCGTAGACCGCTGGAGGACGCGCTGAATGAGCCTGATCCCGCTTGATACGGCAAAGTCCTTTCTTGATGTGATCCACGATTGGGATGACGCCAAGCTCCAGTTGCTGCTGGATGGAGCGGAGGACGAGGCCTGCCAGTTCATGTGGCGCCAGTCCCTTGATGGCCTTTGCAACTGCGAAGAGAGTAGTGAGGCTGTCAGTAGCGAGCCGGGCCTTCCGCCTAGCGTGGTCATCGGAGTGCTTCTGTTACTTCAGGCCAGCTATCAGGCTGCTCCCGATGAAATCGCGACGCTGCGCAAGGCGGCCGAGGTGAAGCTGATGCCGTACCGATGCGGCTTGGGGGTTTGAATGCTGGCCTACCGTATGCGCCACCGCATTCAGTTTCAGCGGCAGGTACAAACACAAGACCCTGATACGGGGGAAATGGTGACGACCTGGGAGACCGTTCTGTTCTCCGGTCGCGCCGACCTGCCCGCCGAGGTTCTGACTGGCCCAGGTCGCGAGTTGATCGCTGCCGATGCTACGCAGGCGGAGACCACTGCCAGGATCAATTGTCGATGGTTCCCCGTTGAGCGGCTGGAACTCTACACCTGGCGGGTCATCTGGGATGGACGGGTCTACAACATCACCAGCGCGGAGACCGATGTCACAGCTCGGCGTGAATGGAGACTGCGCTGCTCTGATGGATTGACGGACGGACGCTAGGAGGTCACTTGTTCATCCGCGGAATGCTTGGCCTTGGTGACAATATCTACGCCCGCGCGTTCGTGAAGAAGCACCTTGGAGCCTATCTCGAAACGCCGTGGCCCCAGCTCTATGCAGACATCGATGTGAAATGCGTGCGTCCGAGCACGCAGCTCCGCACGCAAGCGAAGAACGTCCAGCGTCAGGCGCAGTGGCATAAGCCATTTGGTGGTGGTCAGTTCCGAATCGCCTACGGCCAGATGCCGATCATCCAGGGCTTGCGCCAAGCTTTCCGGTGCGAGCCCGGTGCGTTTGATCTGCCAGACTTCGGTCCATCACCGGTCGAAGGGCGCTATGTCCTGGTTCGCCCGGCGACGGTTCGCACTGAGTGGCGTGCAGACACGCGCAACCCACTTCCTGAGTACATCGCAAGCGCTGCCGCAGAGATGCGCCGCAGGGGCTGGAAAGTGGTTTCCGTGGCGGACTTGGAGCCGGGTAAGGAATGGGCGATCGATCCACTTCCTCCGGCAGACATCCAGCTCCATAAGGGTGAACTGCCGGTTGAGAAATTACTTGCCCTTCTGCAATACGCCGACGCAGTGATTGGCGGCATTGGCTGGATCGTGCCGGCCGCCATCGCCGCAAAGCGGCCGGCCTGGATCATCTGTGGCGGGCAGGGCGGCTACAACTCGCCGGAACACATAACCGACAAATGCATGGACCTGTCCCGCATCACATTCGCGGTTCCCGACAGGTTCTGCCGCTGCACGTTTAAACAGCACAACTGTGACAAAAGGATCGCCGATCATGACGCACGCTTTGCCGCCTGGGCTGACCGACTGCCTGCTCTGGTCTGAAGAGCTTGGAATGGGTTTCCACCCTCGTCCTCCGATGGACTATAGCGGGCCGTATTTCGAGAAGTATCAGGTGCTCGATGCTACCCCGATGGGCGCTGCGCTGACCCAGGCCCGTATTGATCTGGTGCGCCGTCACTTTACCGGCCAGGTGGTAGACATCGGTATCGGCGGAGGCCGTTTCGTCACCGAGTCCGGCGCTATGGGTTTCGACGTGAACCCGGAGGCGGTGGACTGGCTTAGGGCGCAGGAGCGCTACTACGACCCATACCAGCACCACGCAGAAGCCGTGACCTGCTGGGACAGCCTGGAGCACATTCCCGAGCCGGAGAAGCTGCTCGACCACGTTGGCGAGTGGCTGTTCGTATCGATGCCGATCTACAAGGATCAGACCGACTGCCTGGCCTCCAAACACTACAAGCCGGGCGAACATTGCTGGTATTGGAGCCTCCCTGGCCTGGTTGCCTGGTGCGAGCGGCAGGGCTTCGAACTGGTGGAAATGAACGAGGTGGAATCCGATCTCGGCCGAGAAGGGATCACTAGCTTTGCGTTCCGGAGAGTCCATGGCTGATACCGTCGAATTCAGCATGACCGGGATGGATGAGGTCATCGAGAAGCTGAACCAGATGTCGCCGATGGTGAAGAAGAAAGGCGGTCGTCGTGCACTGGCAAGAGCAGCCTCAATAGTTCGTGCTCAGGCGCGTCAGAATGCGAGAGGGATTGACGATAGAACCACTCGCGAGATGATCGCTAAGAACATTGCGATGCAGTGGATGACCAGGATGAATCGCCAGACGGGCGACCTTGGCTATCGAATAGGAGTCCGCGGCGGCGCTCGGGATATGAGCGAATACGGAGAACTCAGCGGGGAGGGTAGGAACAACCCCGGGGGTGATACTTGGTACTGGCGGCTGGTTGAGTTTGGCACAGAAAGAACTCGGGCGAAGCCGTTCATGCGACCAGCACTTGAGACCACCGTTCAGGAAGCGACGAATGCGTTTGCCATCGAGCTAGAAAAGCAAATAGACAAAATTCTGGAGGGGTGATGTACCCGCCAATCTACAAGGTCTGCTCGAGCAACCCTGCTGTTACCGCGATCCTTGGCGCGTCCCCGCTGAGAATGTATCAGTTTGGCCTGGCCCCCCAGCTCGTCGTCAAACCGTACGCAACATGGCAGACCATATCGGGATCGCCCGAGAACTACCTGTGGGGCCGCCCTGACGCCGATGGGTTCACCATCCAAGTGGACATTTTTTCGGCCACTGCTGCGGAGGCTCGAGATGCCGCCATGGCCATCAGGGATGCGATTGAGCTTTCAGCCTATGTAGTCCGCTGGGGAGGGGAATCTGTTGACCCTGATACCAAGACCTACCGAGTCAGCTTTGACGTCGACTGGATAGTCCAGCGATAGACCAACCAATACCGACCAACCCGCCGCGTGCGGGTTTTTTTGTGCTTCAAGAAACCCGCCACAGGAGAAACACAATGGCAATTTTGGCTCAAGGAACTCAGATCTATGCGCTGGTTCCGTCCAGAGATTCTAGCGGCAGCCCGACTGGCGATCATGAGGTCATCGAGGTCGAGTGCGCTACCGCGTTCAACCCCGGTGGAAACCCTGCCGACCAGATCGAAACCACATGCCTTAGCGAAACTGTTCGGCGCTACCTGCGCGGCCTGCGTACGCCGGGGCAGGCTTCGCTGACTCTCAACGCCGACCCGCGCAACAGCTCCCATATCCGCCTCTACCAACTGTCCGAGTCTGACGATCAGATCGACCAGGACATCGCCTTCGCGGTTGGCTGGTCTGACGGGATCGGCATTGCACCCACCGAGGCGCAGGACAGCAACGGCGACTGGGATTTCGTTTTGCCGCCGACGCGCACTTGGTTCGTCTTCCGCGGCTATGTGAGCGACTTCCCGTTCGATTTCGCGGCCAACGCTGTTGTCACTTCCACTGCAACCATTCAGCGCTCCGGCGGTTCCGCCTGGATTCGCAAAGCCGCTTAAGGAGTGGTCATGCATCTGTCGATTGATTCGCTTAAAGAAGCTGGCGCCTTCACCGGGGCCCCCATCGAGAAAGAGATCACCTGGAAGCAGGGCGACAAGGAACTGACTGCAACCGTTTACGTCCGGCCCCTGTCGTACAGCACCGCTGTCTCTGACCTCCTTGCGATGAATGGCAAGATCGATGGCGTAGCGGGACGTATCGCTGCGTCAATCGTGGATGAAGAGGGTAAGCCGGTATTCACGCCGGCAGATATCACCGGCGAGGCCGACCCCGGTCGTGGCGCCCTGGATGGAAACCTGACCATCGCCCTACTCACTGTGATCGCTGAGGTGAACAACCTGGGAAAGACGACCAGCTCAGCGAACTAGATGAGGTTTGGCATGAGCTGGTGATGTGCGGGATTGGCGGAAGAACCATTGCGGAAGCCAAGTCCCGCCTCAGCTACCGGGAGTTCCTTAGCTGGTGCAAGTTCCGGGACAAGCGGGGGAGCCTCCATGTCGGCATGAGGGTAGAGCGCGGCTCGGCATTGCTCGCTGCGCTCTACGCCAACTCGCATAGCAAGGAGACGTACAAGCTGTACGACTTCATGCCGCATGAAGAAGAGCCCGCCATCAGTCTAGATCAGGCCCTTGAGACCTGGGCCTAGTCCTTCGTTTTGCCCGGATCGTTCCGGGCTTTTTCATTGGAGCCCGCAATGGCATCACGCAGCCTGGGGACGCTTACGCTCGATCTCATCGCCAAGGTTGGCGGGTTCGTGGCCGGCATGGACGCCGCTGAGCGCCGGTCTGAGAAATGGCGCAAGGAAGTCGAGAAGAATGCGGCCAAGGTTGGGGCCGCAATTGGCGCTGCTACTGCGGCAGGTATCACCGCGCTTGCCGCACTCACTGTCTCGACAGTTCGCAATGCCAATGAAATCGCAAACTTGGCGAGTGTTGCGAACGCAAGCACGACCGAATTTCAGAAGTATGCCGCCGGCGCAAAGCTGGTTGGCATTGAGCAAGATAAGCTCGCTGACATTTTCAAGGATGTGAACGACAAGGTAGGCGACTTCCTCAATACCGGCGGCGGGGCGCTTGCGGACTTCTTTGAGAATGTAGCGCCGAAAGTTGGCGTGACCGCGGACCAGTTCCGGAATCTGAGCGGCCCCCAGGCCCTTGGCTTGTACGTCTCAAGCCTGGAAAAGGCCAAGGTCAGCCAGTCGGACATGACCTTCTATCTTGAGGCTATCGCGAGCGATGCGACTGCGTTGCTCCCGCTACTTCGCAATAACGCTGAGGGATTCAAGACCTTTGGTGGCGCCGCCCAGGCCGCTGGCGCGATCCTCGACGAGAAGACGATTAAGTCGGCGAATGAGCTTAAAGCCGCCACGTGGCTTGTAGAGCAGAGCACTACGGGCCTCAAGAATCAACTTACGTCTGCCCTGATTCCGGTGCTGAGCGACTTCGCCACGAAGCTCCTTGATGTTTCAAAGGATGGAACATCGATGGTCGCCGTTGGTGAGTTTCTTGTAACCACGCTGAAGCTTGTTGCCGGAGCAGCGGTGGCCACTGTTGGAGCCTTCCAGCTTGTAGGGAAATCGATTGCTGGTGCCGCGGCAGTCGCCTCTTCTGCATTTGAGGGGATTACCTGGCTTGAGATTGCTTCGGGACCAGCCGGATGGGCAAAAAGGTTCGTCCAGAATCTCGACGGAGTGAAAGCTAGCACTTCGGTTTTTGCCGAAGACATGGCTGGCTCCGGCAAGAAGATAGTCGAAGTCCTGGAGTTCATTGGTAATGCCGGCACTGGTGACGTTAATGGGCGAGTGAAAGAACTCGCCAAGCTCCTTGATGAGCTTAGGAAAAAGAACAAGACCGGGACTTTCGAGGCTCCGGGGAAAGAGGCCGAAGCTGCAGCAAAGAAGCTGAAAAGCGCCTACGAAACGGTTGAGCAGTCGTATCAGCGACAGATAGCGCTGATCAACACGGAAGTCGACAAACGCAAGGATGCCACCGAGGTAGCAAAGCTTCAGTTCGAAATCGTGTCAGGCAAGCTTGTTGGAATCAATGCCGAGCAGCAGAAACGCTTGAATGGTTTGGCTGAAGAGCTTGACCGACTGAAGAAACTAAAGCAGGCGAACGAGGATGCGGCGAAGGCTCAGGCATTCCGTGCAACGCTCAACGAATCGAACGTAACTGCTCGGGCAGGATTTGCGATTGAACTGGCCGGATCGGGCAGCGGCGACAAGCTGAGAGAGCGACTGCGGGCAGACCTGGAGATACAGCAGGACTACAACAAACAGCTTGCTGATCTCCAGAAGCAGTTCAACAGCTCCGAGATCAGCAAGGAACTCTACGACCAAGAAACGGACATGCTGCGCCAGGCTCTCGCTGAGCGCCTGGAGATCCAGCACGAGTATTACGCTGCGCAGGATGAGGCTCAGAGCAACTGGCTGGATGGCGTCACCAGTGCCTGGGAGAACTTCGCCGACGCAGCCGCGAACTACTCGGCCATGGCTGCCGATACCACTACCTCGATCCTTGGCGGCGCCAGAAGTGAGCTTGGCAACTTCATGTCCGACGTGGCTACAGGGGCATCTGATGCTGGTGATGCTCTGATGGACATGGTGACAGGGTTCGCCAAGTCCACGGTTCAGGCTCTGGCTGACATGGCCGCCCAGTGGCTGGTCTACCAGGCGGTGCAGTTGGTCGTAGGGAAGACGGCTCAATCGACTGCGGCAATCGGTCTGGTAGCCAATGCTCAGGCGACGGCGTTTCAGGCGCAGCTAGCAGCGTTTGCCTCGACTGCTGCTATTCCGGTTGTTGGTCCTGGTCTGGCTCCCGGTGCTGCTGCGGCAGCCGCCGCCGCTACCGCGCCAATGGTTGCTGGGGTTTCCTCAGCGGCCTTCGCGGGCATCGCGCACGGCGGTATCGACAACATCCCGAAGGAGAGTACCTGGCTGCTTGATGCAGGTGAGCGGGTGCTCAGCCCGAACCAAAACAGGGACCTGACTGCTTTCCTCAGCAGGGCGGGCGGCGCTTCGGGTGGCGGGAGTAGCCCTTCGATCAACATCAATACGAATGTCACTGTACAGGCCCAGCCTGGCGCAAGCGATGAGGATGCGCGGCGCGTGGGTGACATGGTTGGCGCCTCGCTGGATGATCGCATCGTCGAAGTCTTGCGGCGAGAAACCCAGCAGGGAGGTGTTCTGTGGCGTCGATGAATGAGGATTTTTTGTCATCCTTGGTTGGAGAGGTGGTGAAGGCTGTCTATATCCACTACAGGGTAAATGAACCGCTGCCGGAACCTTTCGGGTCTCGAAAGGTGATGACTGACTGCTATGAAGTGCTGGCGCGCGTGATCCCAGCTATTACCTGGCAGGGAGGAGATGTGGACGCCGAGTACTTGATGTATGTGAAAGGGTGGAGGCTGAAGATAGGGCCGTTATTGGATTCTGCATTGGAGGCGATTAAGCGATCACAGATCAACCCGGTTGATCCAGAAGAGGGCGGCGGTGATGGCTGAGACCTTTTCTTACTGTACGCGCCTTGGAGCTACCGGCGAGACTGCTCAACGCACCTGGCAGAACAACTTCGGGGATGGATACGTTCAGTCCGGCGGAACGGGGATCAACACCAGATCCGAGACCTGGGATGGGATGACGATCATCGGGCGCCTGGAGGCTGGTGATGATCTCCTGAGCGCCCGCGCATTTTTGGACCGGCACGAGGGGTATAAGTCGTTCCTATGGACACCCCCTGGCGGCGTACAGGGTCGATACCGGTGCAATGGATACAAACTGAGGCCGTTGGGGGGAGGCCTGTACGAACTGGGCTTCACGTTCGTTCAGGTCTTCTACCCGTAACAACCAACCATGAGCGGCTATGCCGCGGGAGATAGGAATGAAAGAGAACGTAGCAGCTTTAGCGAGCGAACTTCAGAGCCAGGCGGTTGACTCTCGCGGCCAACCTGCCTGGTCACTCTCGAAGAGTTCTGGCCGTTCGACCATCTCCGCTGAGATGATCGAGAAGGCCAGCATATCCAAGGCGAATATCGTTACCCGACAACTACAGGCAGCTGAAAGCCGGGCAGTGCCTTCTGGAAAATCTCCAGAATGATTGTGTCACCCACACCTTGGTTTCGGGATGCATAAACTGCGGCTCCCAGGCATTGCTGGAGTGAAGCAGCGTCAAGTTGGGCAACGACCTTGGCGATTGCCAGGATGGCGTTATTCATTTGGCTCAGGGCTTGATCAAGATCTGTTACTGCCTGTTCGTTCATAGCTGACCTCCTCGGTCTTTAACCGCGCCGACATTGGCGCCTCCCGATCCCTGGGCCGGCACGCTCAGGGTCGGGAAACCCTTGCATGAAGGCACGACGCTACTACCCCGGTAGGGCGGCTGCCACTGGCATTTCATCCACGCTGTACAACCTTCCAGCCCGCCCTGTTGCGGGCTTTTTCATATCTGGAGAAAACATGGCCTTCAATGCTGATGTGCAGAAGCTTGAGCCGGGGAACCTGATCCGGCTGTTTGAGGTGGATGCGACGCGCCTTGGCGGGAATCTCTGGCGATTCCATGGTCACGCCCAGGAAGGGGAAATCATCTGGCAAGGCAATGTGTACGAGCCTATCCAAATCACCGCAAAAGGCTTTGATATCCGCGGCGATGGTCGACCCGCGTCGCCGACCCTCCAACTGGCAAACGAACTCGCCGGCATTCGAGGAGCGATATCGGCCATCTGCCTTCAGTTGCGAGACCTCTGTGGCGCCAGGGTGCGGGTGATCGAGACTTGGCGGCACTATCTGGATGCCGCGAACTTCCCTGATGGCAACCCCGATGCAGCCGACGAGGCTCGAGTGGGCATCTGGTTCATTGAGCAGAAGACCGAGGAAACCCGGGATCAAGTCACATTCGCGCTCAGTAGCCCCATCGACATGGAGGGTCAGATGCTGCCGGCCCAGCAGATCACCAAGCTTTGTAGATGGGCGTGCCGAGGTCAGTACCGTGGAGAGGCTTGTGGTTATACCGGCGCAGCCCTTTTCACGAAGAAAGACGAGCCTACCGACAACCCAGCTCTCGACCGGTGTGGTGGCCGCTGGAGCAGTTGCAAGCTGCGTGGCAATACCAACCGCTTCGGCGGTTCCTTGGGGGCAAGTTTGATCGTTTCGTCGAGGTAAGCATGCGCATCAGTCAAAAGCTGCAGTGTCAGATCCTGGCGCACGCCGAAAGCGTCTACCCGAGCGAGGCGTGTGGCGTATTGCTCAAGACCGACAGCGGCCGAGAATACGTGCCTTGTGGCAACCTGGCGGTCAGTGATCGTGAAAACTTCGTCATGGATCACCGGGACTACGCAGCAGCAGAGGACCGCGGCGAAGTAATTGCCGTCGTTCATAGCCATCCGGACAAGGCTCCCACCCCGAGCATGGCTGACAGGGTCAGTTGTGAGCTTCACGGATTGCCGTGGGGCATCATCGGTCTGCCGAGCGGGGAGATGCTTTGGTTCAAGCCCTCCGGTTATCGTGCTCCGTTGCTTGGTCGAGAGTTTTCCCACGGCTTGCTCGACTGCTGGGGGGCCTGCAGGGATTGGTACGAGCGAGAAGCTGGGTTGACGCTGCCGAACTTTGAGCGCAAGGACCTTTGGTGGGAGGACAAGGAAGGCTCAAGCCTGTACGAGGACAATTACGAGAGGGCCGGATTCTATCGCGTTGACGACCTGCGGCGAGGGGACATGTTGGTGTTTCAAGTGCCAACTCCGGGGCGGCCTTGCTATCACCCGAACCATGCCGCGATCTATCTCGGTGCTGAACCTCATTTGCGAAGCGAAGAGGCCCCGGCGCTGGGCGGATCAGGGCCGTTCATCTATCACCACATGGCGGGGCGCGCGGCTGCACGCGAAATCTATGGCTGGTCCATGGCCAACAGGCTCCGGCTGATCCTTCGTCACAAGGACTTCTCCGAATGAAGGCCATCCGACTGTATGGCGCGTTGCGCCGTGAATTTGGCCGTGAGTATGTGCTCGATGTGTCAGGGCCGCGAGAGGCCACCATTGCCCTGGCCAGCATGGTGGATGGTTTCGAGAAGTTCATGCGAACCGCAGAAGAGCGTGGGATGCGGTTTGCGGTCTTCGTAGGGAGGCGAAATCTTCGCGAAGAGGAACTTGACCTGGCCGGAGCCGGCGAGTCGGTCATCCGCATCGTTCCAGTCATCCAGGGCAGCAAGAGTTCCGGGATTTTTCAGACGGTCCTGGGGGCGGCGTTAGTCGTGGCGGGCTATTTCACGTTCGGCACCACTTCGGCAATAGGCGTTGCAATGATGGCTGGCGGCGCCGGCCTGGCACTCGGCGGAGTTGCCCAGATGCTGGCCCCGTCAACTCAGGCTTCCGCCGCGAAGAACGAGGATGGGAATAACCCGAGCTATGGATTCGGTGGTGCCATGACCACTATCGCTCAGGGCAACCCATACCCAGTGCTTTACGGCGAGCGAGAGATCGGCGGCGCCGTCGAGTCGGGCGGGGTTTACACGGAAGACCAACTCTAGCACGACTGCTGCCAGACCCCGCTTCGGCGGGGTTTCTTGTTTCTGGAGATCGAAAATGTCTGTTGTGACCAAAAAGCGCCATCAGCCTTTGCGTGGAAGCAAGGGGGGCAGTTCCAAGCCGAAGCAGCCGCACATCGCCCAGAACGGCGTCGCATCGCTGTCCACTGCTCGGATCGTGTATCTCCTGAGCTGGGGGCCGATTGTTGGTCCAGTCAATGGGCTCAAGTCGATCAAGCTTGACGGCACTCCGATCCAGGCCGAAGACGGGACGCTGAACTACCCCGACGTGAAGTGGCAGTTTCGTCCAGGTGAGTTAAATCAGGAGCGACTAGAGGGCGTAGCGGAATCCAGCAACGAGATTGCGGTGGGCCAGACCTTGCTCAGCACGCAGCCCTACATCTACACCGTCACGAACGCTACGGCGGATGCGGTACGCGTGCGCCTGTCCTGGCCCAACCTGCAGGCGCAGGACTCGTCCGGGAACATCAATGGGGTGCGCATTGAGTACGCGATCGATGTCGCCACGGATGGTGCTCCTTACCAGACTGTACTCAGCACGTTTGTCGACCGGAAGAACGTTACGACCTACTACCGATCCCACCGGATCAACCTGCCGGCAGGAGAGCACTGGGCGGTACGCGTGCGGAGGATCACGCCGGAGGCGAACAGCTCTCTGGTCCAGGACACCATGGTGCTGACTGCGATAGCTGAAGTTGTCGACAGCAACCAGGAGTTTCCGCTCACCGCCCTTGGCTGCGTGGAGTATGACGCCCAGCAGTTCGGGGGCGACTTTCCGAAGTTCTCTGCGCTCATGCGCGGGCGGATCGTGCGGGTCCCGATGAACTATGACCCTGAGACTCGGACCTATTTTACCGGCGGCCCCGGTACCACGAATGGTGTTTGGGACGGCACCTTCAAGGAGGCTTATTCCAACAATCCGGCCTGGGTCTTCTATGACCTGGTGTTGAACCCCTATTACGGCCTGGGCGAGCGCATCGACCAGAGCATGGTCAACCGTTGGGCCCTCTATCGCATTGCGCAGTATTGCGACCAGTTGGTGCCGGACGGGAAGGGCGGTCAAGAGCCTCGGTTCACTTGCAACCTCTATCTTCAGAAGCAAGAGGAGGCGTATGCCGTTCTTCAGGATCTCGCTGCAATCTTTCATGGGTTGGCGTTCTGGGATGGTAGCCAGATCACTGTCAACGCCGACATGCCGCAGGACCCCGTTTACACCTACACCGCTTCGCAGATTCTGAACGATGGCGTGGTTGCGTACTCGGGAACGCGGACGCGAGACCGCCATTCGCTGGCGATGGTCTCTTGGGACAATCCTGCCAATGCGTTCGAGACAGACAAGGAGCCGGTCTTCGACGAGGATGCGATTGTCGAGCTTGGCGGGATCGTCAGGGAGGTATCGGTCGGGGCTCTTGGCTGCACCAGTCAGGGCCAGGCTCAGCGGGCGGGGCAGTGGGCGCTTATGACTGAGCAGTTGCAGACTCGTGGTGCCGTCTGGAAGGTTGGCCTGGATGGATTCATCCCTCGCCCCGGGCAGGTGGTGGCTCTGGCAGACCCCATGCTTGCCGGTCGTGCGAACGGCGGCAGGATCTCGGCGGTATCAGGGCGAGCGATCACCGTGGACCGAGATGTGGACATCCCGGTCGGCGCGCGACTGCGGGTCAACTTGCCCAGCGGGCGCTCGGAAGCCAGAGCGATTCAAGGCCTGGATGGGCGCGTCATAACAGTGGTGGCCGACTTCAGCGAAGAGCCTTCCCCCGAGAGCGGGTGGGCGATCGACTACGACGACCTGGCCCTGATGCAGTTCTATGTCAAGAATGTGACCAGGCCAAGCTGGGAGCAATTTCAGCTTGAGGTCATCCAGCATGAGCCCGGCAAGTTTGATGCGATTGATCACGGGGCGATCATCGACTCTCGACCGATCAGCGTCCTCCCATCCGGCGTGCAAGATCCGCCTGCGCGCGTATTGATCTCGCAGCACATCGCGTTCGAGCAAGGCCTGGCGGTCACGATCATGACCATCGCCTGGGACGCGGCACCGGGCGCGGTAGCGTACGACGTAGAGTGGCGCTGGGGCTCTCGAGAGTGGGTCAAGGTTCCGCGTACGGGTGAACTGATGGTCGAGGTCCGCGGGGTATACACCGGCCAATACCTTGCGCGTGTGCGCGCCGTTAACTCCATGAACGTGTCGTCGATCCCGGCGAACTCGGTGTTGACCAACATCACCGGTAAGACCGGCGCGCCGCCGGCGCTGGCGTTCCTGCGTACCACCAGCGGACCGTGGAAGATCGGCCTGGAATGGGGATTCCCGGCCAGTGGTGCGGCGGACACCGCCTACACCGAGATCCAGCAGTCGGTCACCCCGGGCGGCAGCGAGCAGAACGCAACTGCCCTGGGCTTGTTCGCGTACCCGACCGACACCCACACGCTGACCTCGCTGGCGGCCGGCGCTCGCCTGGCCTTTCGCGGTCGGCTGATCGACCGGACCGGCAACGTTGGCCCCTGGTCGGCCTGGGTCGACGGCATAAGCTCGACGGATGCGAGCGAGTACAACGAGCTGATCACCAAGGAGTACGTCGAGTCCGCGCTGGGCGAACAGTTCTTCGCCGAAATCGATCAGATGCAGGTCGATATCAGTGGCCTGCAGGACCAGATCGACAATCTGACCGATGTGCTGGCCTACGACCCGACGAAGACCTACGCGAAGAACGATATCGTGCGGGTCGGCAACCGGCTGTATCAAGCGAAGCAGGCGGTGCCGCTCAACGCCTCGCCGCCGAACGCGACCTACTGGGCCGACATCGGACAGTCGATCGAGACGGCCAACGGCCTGGCCCAGCAGGTGGCCACCAACACCGCGGATATCACCGAGCTCGACGGCAAGGTCGAAGCGGCGGCTTCGAGCCTGGATGTTCTGCAGGCTGCTGCCCGCCGGGAGCCGGCGACGGGAGAGAAGGCGGATGCGCTGAAGGGCTGGGACACCATTGCTCGAGCCGCCACCGAAGTCACCGTGCGGGCGAACGAGGACGAAGCGCAGGCGAAGCGGACGAGCTTGCTGGAGGCGCGGACCGAGACGGCGGAGGGCAGGATCGCCACCGTCGAGTCGGTCGTTGCGTCGAACAATGCCGTAACCGTCCAACGCCTGGATCAGCTATCCGGACAGGTTGCGAGCAATGCCTCGGCCATCAGCACCGAACAGACCGTCCGCGCCAACGCGGACAGCGCCCTGGGACAGCGGGTGGATACCGTCAGTGCGCGCACCGATACCAACGAGGCGAACATCCAGACCACATCTCAAGCGGTTACCTCGCTGGATGGTAACGTCAAGGCGCTCTACAGCGTGAAGCTCCAGGCGCATGCCAATGGCCAGAAGTACGCCGCTGGCTGGCAACTGGGCTTCGACAGCGGTACGAGCGTGACGACCATGGCGTTCCAGGCTGACCGGTTCCTCTGGTTCAACAGTTCCAGCGGGCAGACCGTAGCGCCGGTCTCGATCGTCGGCGGGCAGATGTTCATCAACAACGCGATGATCCAGGATGGGTCAATCACCAATGCGAAGATCGGCAACGTGATTCAGTCGACCGCCCTCGGTGCCAACGGCGAGCCGTTGTGGAAGTTGGACAAGTCCGGCTCGCTCACGATGAACAGCGCTACGTCTGGTGGCTTCATGCGGCAGACAGCGGAGGCCACCAAAGTCTATGACGCGAATCTGGTGGTGCGGGTACAGATCGGGAATCTCGACGTATGAGCTACGGCATCCGCCTGAGAAATGCGGCCGGCTCCATTCTGATGGAGCTCACCGGCCAATCGGCGCGTACGGTCTACCGGCAGTCGCTCGGCGCCATCACCAACGGGATGACGGTGACGGTTCCGGGTTTTGATCCTGCGCGCGGTGTTGTGTTCATCATTGCGAGCGGAAACGCATTCGGTGAAGTGCCCCTATACACAATTTCCGGCAACGTGGTGACGTTCCACTGGAACGGTTCATCCGGAACAACCTATGTACTGCATGCGGTGATGTTCTCATGAGCTATGGGGTATTAATCCGGGGAAACAGTGGGCAGACAATTATCGATGACTCGAACCCTTGTATTCACATTGCGGCATCAGGAACATACGGCGTACAGACAACTAGCGAAACTATCGTAAGTTATCCATCTGCGATCCAGTCCCCGTACGAGCCGTATGTGTACTTCAGGCCCAATGGTCCACATCAGATCTACTTGTTCAGGCATATCGGCAGTCCAGGGAACTGGACTGGATTCGCCTTCTGGCAGAGCATCTATCGAGACGTGGATCCCCCTGTCTACGGCGGAAAGTGGAAGGCGGGCGCGGTCATGTTGCCGAAAACCGGAGGGTGGGGAATGCAGGTTTTCGACACCCAGTCGCGGGTGATGTTCGACAGTAACCGGGACATCGTTCGCTATCTCGGTGGTGCGCAGGTTTGGAATAAATATGCGTATAACCCGAACTGGCCTGGCGGTTTGGCGCTGCAGACGTGGTATTTGCCGTTCCCCTACGGAACTGAGGCTTACTTTCAAGTTAGCCACTTCAATGTAAGCGCATTTATCACTGCCGAGGCTCCGCGTATTGGGTTTCTTGAGAACTCAATGAGCTTGATATTTGTTTCATCAATTGTTCAGACGGAAACTAATCAGCAATTCAATTGGCCGCTCATTGCAGTAGCATAAATATATCTGGAGGACTATATGGCTTGGTATTCCACAGGCACGGTCGCTGTCACGCTGAATTCGCCGACAGTCACCGGCACTGGGACCACATTCTCCGCGAACGTCCGGGTCGGCGATGCTTTTCGCGGCCCCGATGGTCGTTGGTACGAGGTCACAAACGTGGCCAGTTCGACGGTCATCTCGATCAAACCCAACTACCAGGGCAGCACGGCCAGCGGCCAGCCCTATGCAGTGGCGCCGATCCTGGGCTACGACAAGGACCTATCAGATCGATTCAACCTGCTCGCCAACCAGTGGGGGGCAACCCTGGCGGGGATCAAGCCCTGGGCGCTTTCTGCAAATGCGGCGGCAGCGCGGGGGGATCTCGGCCTCGGCAGTGCGGCGGTACGGGAGGCACTTGGTGGTTCGGGCGCGCTGTACTCGCGAGACAGCATTCTCGGCGCAGTCTCTCAGGCGAGCGGCATACCGTCTGGTGCGATCATTGAGCGCGGCGCGAATGCAAATGGTGATTACGTGCGATATGCCGACGGAACACAGATGTGTTGGTTCAACGCCAGCGTTACTGATCAGGCGATTGATGTCCCGTATGGAAGTCTGTTTACCGGAACCCGTTCGTGGTCGTTTCCTATCGCCTTCTCCGGCAGCCCAACCGTGAATCCCGGCCTATTTCGCTGGGGGACTGGAGCAGGCTGGGGCACTGTTGGCGGTATCGCAAGCGCGACGGCGGCTACGTTGCGCGGATTTGACATTGTTTCGCGCGCGGCTGGAACAGCGACAGTGATCTCGGCATCCGCGATGGGGAGGTGGTTCTGATGAACTTCTTGCTTGTTCTTTCGCCGCAGTACGGGCCTGCGGAATTTGGCGACTACACCACCGTCTCGGTTTCCGGCGGCGTGCTTACCGTCGAGGGTCGTGACTATGCGTTCCCCGACCTCGCCGACGGCGCCGAACTCACGATGGAGGACTTCGCCGATCCATATCCCGTCTACCAAGTTCGGCGGCGAGGCGACACGATTTCGGTGTGGATCATCTACAGATATCCGGCAGGTGCGACCCATGCTGCCAGATACCCTGAGCCTGTTCCCGTTCCGGGGGATTTCGACGGGCCTGTTGATCTGCCGACCTGACAAACCTATCGACGAACGAAAGCCCGCCCTGCGCGGGCTTCGTCGTTTCTGGAGTTCACATGCCTATCACTGAGCAGCAACTGCTGCAGATACTCCCGAACGCCGGCCCTCGAGTCGGTGTTTTTGTTGGTGCGCGTCACGCAGTACCTCGCCGATCCCTGCGCAGGTAAGACTCCCTTTCCCGCCGAGCGGCGAGCCGACCGCTGGTCCGCACCGCAATATCGACCGGTATTCCGGCTTTGATGCGCTGGTGGGCGGTAGAGACGTTGACTCCGAAGTGGGCGCAGGCCTGGGCGATGCTGGTGAACTGAGTGCCGTCGATCTCGACTCGGGTCAGGCGTCGCTGGTTCTCGGACGCTTGCTGCTGGATCGTGGCCCATCGGCAGTTTTCAGGACAGTAGTCACCGTCTGGGTCGATTCGATCGATGCTGTACCTCCCAGCAGGCCGAGGCCCCATGTCTTTGAGGAAGGCCTCGAACGACTCGTTCCAACGTTCGCAGACCTTGATACCGCGACCGCCCCAGTTAGGGAAGTCCTTGTACTTCTCGTCGTAGCACCTGCGTTTCATGCCTAGCCAGGTTCTGTACTCCGGGGTTTTCAACCCTCGACGGCTGTGCCCGTGCGCGGTGACTTTGGCTGCACGCTTCCTGACGAATTCCCTATTTGAGCCAAGTGCTGAAGCCCATTCGCTGGCGAGGCATCCGCACGAACGTGTCGAGCCGCTTCGCAGGTTCGACGACTTCACTTTGACCTCGGCTCCGCACTCACATCGGCAGAGCCAGACAGATCCTCCATTTTCCCCGGGAGAGTCGTAAGCGACCACCAAAAGACGCCCATAGCGAAGCCCGGAGATATCGATCCGTTTCATTTCATTCACCTATTGAGAGAGGGACCGCCGATGGCAGTCGTTTCCGAGAAAACCGCTGGAGGGAGGAACGTTCTTGCGTTCCTAGACATGCTTGCGTGGTCTGAAGGGACCAGCACGATCAGAGGTAGCGACAACGGCTATAACGTTGTTGTCGGTGGAGGACTGTTCAATGGGTACGCTGATCACCCGCGCCTGAAGGTCTATCTTCCTCGGTACAAGGTTTATTCAACTGCGGCAGGCAGGTATCAGCTTCTTTCGAGGTACTGGGATGCCTACCGCGAAAGCCTGGCGCTGAAAGGCGGCTTCACCCCGGCTAACCAGGATCTGGTGGCGTTGCAGCAGATTAAGGAGCGCCGCGCGCTGGCAGATATACAGGCCGGTCGCTTGGCGGATGCCGTGCAGAAGTGCTCCAACATTTGGGCCAGCCTGCCGGGGGCTGGTTACGGCCAGCGCGAGCATTCTCTCGATGACCTGACAGCGCACTATCTTGCAGCGGGCGGGGTGCTGTCGTGATCTCGGCCCGTGTTGTCTCGATCGCGCTGGCCTGCTTGGTGCTGGTCGGCCTCGGCACCGCCGGCGGTGTCTGGCTCGGCGCGCGTCACTACCGGCCGCAGCTCGATGCTGCGCTGGCGGATCTGGTCGCCTGCCGTGCCTCCCGGGGAGAGTTGGAGTCCGCAGTGGCGGAGCAGGTCCGGCAGGTTGCCGCGCTGCGCCTGGCCGACGAGCAGCGCGCCCGGGATGCCGCGCAGGCTGTGGATCGGGGACGGCAGCAGGCCGCGGAGCAGTATGCCGAAGCCCAGCGCCTGGTACGTGAGCGAACCGCAGGCGAGGAGTGTGCGGCCGCCGAGGCGGTCATCGATCAGGAGTTGGGTCTATGAGGGTGGTGCTGATGCTGGTGATGATCGCGCTGGTGGGATGCGCCGGCCGGCAGGAAGCCGAGCCGCGCACGGTGCGCGTAGAAGTTCCGGTGGCGGTGCCGTGCCGAGCGCCCGCGGTCGAGGTGCCGGCGTGGGCAGCGGCTGGGCTGCGGAAAGACGACGACCTACAAACCAAGGTCCGTGCGCTGCTGGCCGAGCGGTTGCAGCGGATCGGGTATGAGGCCCAACTGCTGGCTGCCAACAGAGCATGCCAGTAGGAGTAGACTACGGCCTTTTCCTACGGAGCAGAGCGATGCTGGTGATTCGGTTGGCGGGGAAGTGGACGCTGAAGCTCGACAGGCAGATAGGCAGTTCCGGAAAACACGGGATATGGGCATTCCACTGCTCTGAAAGCACTTTCGCGCCGTCTTCGAACGACCTGCGGCGTACTGCGGCGATCCTTCCAGCCGAGCCCAAGGAAGGCCAGACGGTAGACGTATCGATCTGCGAGATCGCGCACTCGCCGGATGGATGGATCGCTGTTGGCTCGGGTATCGCAGCTTACGAGTCGGACCGCTGATCATGTACCAGTTTTTGTACCAATCGATGCGAATTCTGGCGAATCATGGTGCCTGAAAGCCTTGATTTTACTGCTCTCCAGCGCGCTAGCTATCGCAAAAAAAATCGCATGGTGATATTCGCGGTGGAGATCAACTTCTTTACCTATAGAGGACTTACGCACGCCTGGACCATGGCGATACCGGTCTGCTACCGGTCTCGGCTTTCCGCTGCGCTCCATCTGGAGCATGGGGCGATCCTGCGGGCATTCGTGGAGTGCCGCAGCCAGCGTCATGACGTGGCTGTAGCGCGATGA